TTAAATCAAAGCGACTGCATCTTCTGCAATCTGTTCGGGTGTGAGGCGGTTTTCTTTGAGGACATCGGCAGGATTATATCTGTCAAGGAATTCCTTTTTAAGACCGAAATTGATAACCTTAACATCTGACGGACCGTAGAAACGGGCAATCTTCTCACCAAAACCACCGTCAAGCACACCGTCTTCAAGTGTTACAACAACATCATGGTCTTTCTTGAGACTTTCAAGAAGTTCTGTGTCAACGCCTGTAATGTAGTAAGGATTGATAAGAGTAGGCGCTGTGCCTGTTTTTTCTTCAATAAGCTTTGCAGCCTGTTCGCCCATTCCATAGAATGAACCGAGTGCGATTACGGCAATCTTACCGCCCTGCTGAGCAACCTCATATTTATTAAGTTCTGCAAAATTCTTTGTGCAAGGCTTGCCTGTTGAAACAAGTTCTGCAACGGGAACACGAATTGCAACAGGGTAATCTGTCTGCTCAATGCTCCAGTCGAGAACAGCAAGGTAATCTTCCTTAGTTGTCGGAGCGATATAAACAAGGTTAGGAATGTTTGAAATCATGGGAATATCAAAAATTCCGAGGTGTGTAACATCTGTCATACCGTTTACCGACGCAGTCTGAACAAGGATTGTTGCAGGGTTTGAGTCAATGCACAAGTCCTGTGAAAGCTGATCGTAGGTTCTCTGAATGAATGAGCTGTAAACATTGAATACGGGCTTGCCGCCGTTCTTTGCGATAGCAGATGCCATTGCAACGGCAGTCTGTTCTGCGATACCTACATCAAGGAACTGTCTGCCGAATGCCTTTCTCTCATCAGGAGTAAAGCCGTAAAGTGCCGGAGTGCCGGCTGTAATCGCCACAACAGACTTGTCAGACTTCATCTTATTTCTAAGATAATCTGTTGTAATTGAGCTGTAGTCCTCCTCATCAGGGAAATTAACAGTAGTTTTGCCTGTTTCAATATCAAACGGCATACACCAATGCCAGCTTTCTTTGTCGGTTTCAGCAGGCTTATAACCTTTACCTTTAAGAGTGTTAATATGAACAACAACAGGATGATCAATGTCTTTTACAGACTTAAAAGCCTTGATAAGCTCTTCAATATTGTTGCCGTCCTTGACATATACATAATCAAGCCCCATTGACTTGAAAAGATTACATTCAGCCTTGCCGTCTGTGTCACGAAGAAGTTTTAGATTTTTATAAAGTCCACCGTGATTTTCTGCAATCGACATTTGGTTATCATTTGCAACAATAATCAGGTTTGAATCCATTTCACCGGCAACATTAAAACCTTCAAGAGCCTCACCGCCGCTGATTGAGCCGTCACCGATAAGTGCAATAACATTACCCTTGCCGTTTGTTACATCTCTGCCCCTTGCAAGTCCGCAGGCAAGGCTGACAGAGGTTGATGTATGACCGACAGTAAACATATCGTGTTCGCTCTCTATGGGGCTTGCATAGCCTGTTACATCATCGTAATGCTCCTGTGCAATATATGCCTCTTTTCTGCCTGTGAGGATTTTATGAGGATATGACTGGTGTGATACATCAAACACAAACTTGTCCTGTGGTGAATCAAATACATAATGAAGGGCAATTGTAGCCTCTACAATACCGAAATTCGGGCCGAAGTGACCGCCGTGAACACTTGCACGGTGAAGTAAAGCGTCACGCATCTCCGATGCAAGAGCGTTAAGTTCATCAATACTGAGTTTCTTAACATCCTGCGGTCCGTTTATTTTTTCAATATACATCGTAATCAGAGCTCCTTATCATATAAATTTTAAATATAAATCAGAGATATCTCTCTTTAGCTATATTATATAACCTCAAGCTAACTTTAGGTCAAGAGTATTTTTAAAAAATTTATCTTTTGCATTCTTTTTTATGTATATCGTTACAACGCAATAGCATAACCCTCGACAGGTAACTATAATTGAAACAGGCACTTACATAAAATTGCAAGTGCCTGTTTCATGGCTGAGCCGGCGGGATTCGAACCCGTTATATCCGCTTTATTATTCCGATAAATACTGACTTTTATTTTCAACGTGTTGGATTTTGTGTTGGATTAAGCGCACAAACTTCTGAATGTGTTACCGCCTGCGATACCGTCATCATTCAAACAGTGAGTCCGCTGATATGATTTAACTGCCGAATTTGTGCCAACACCGTAAATACCGTCAAAGCCGTTTGTGTCATACCCTTTACAGATGAGCAAGCCCTGCAAAACTTTGGTAAGATTACCTCTACAACCGTATGAGAGTACAACAATTGCATTATGAGTGCCCACACCGTAAATTCCGTCAACAATAAGGTTCATTCCAAACTGACGGTTAAGTTCTTCCTGCAACTTCATAACCAAATGTTTTTTCGTGTCAGGGCCATAGATACCGTCAACCGTTGTGCCTACCCAAGCCTGCACAGCTTTAATTCCGGAGTATTTCGGCGTTGTAATCGTTGTTGCTGAACTGCCCTTATAGTCAGCATTAAATATAATGTCGGTATCAACATTTCCGTTAATGCCGTTGACTTTTCCGCTGTCGGAGTTCTGCCAGATGTCGCAAGTACGACACGGAGAGTCTGTTCTCCATTGTGCGAGCCAAATTGCATATTGCTTTTTAAGTTTCTCGTAATTGAGATAACTTGCAAACCAGCTTGCACTTGCATAAACGCCGGCTGAATAACCGTGAACTTTAACACACTCACAAAATGCTACAGCCATTGCGGTTAAGGTGTCTTTGCCGAGTTTGGTCTGAGAGCCAAGCTCAAGGTCATAAAACACGGGTAAATCAAGTTTTCGGCCGTTCAAGCAATAAAGGCAAGCACTTGCTTCCTTTTTCGCCTCGGCAACGCTGTACGCATACGAAAACCAATATACACCGACTTTCAGTCCTGCGGCTTTTGCGTTCTTGTAATGTTCTTCAAACTGTGCGTCTTTCTGATATGTTTCTCTACCAAAGCCGGCACGAATAATAACCGTGTCTATACCGTCAGCCTTGACTTTGTTGTAATCAACATTCGTCTGACAGAAACTTACATCAACAGCAGTAACTTTCATTTTTAATCACTCGCTTTCTGTTCTGCAAATATTTTTATACCTTCAATAAATGCTCTTGATTCAAGTACAGCAATATAATCTGCCATTGCTTTAATCTGCATATTATATGCGTTGCGTGGACAAGTCGGAGCAAATTTCAGTTCTCCTTTATCCCAAGCATCAAGCATTTTCTTCAACCTTTTATAACGGATTACCAATTGCTGATATTCAGCTATAAATCTTTCCTTGTAATCCTCACTACTCATAAGTAACGCCGTATCGTTCAGAAGGTTCTTTCCCTTTTCAAAAAATGTGTTTTCAAAATCTTCTTTGGGCGACCACGACTCGTGACCGTCAGCGTGCTTAACATGATAACCTTCATCATCCGGATTTTCGTCCGTAGGTATCTGCCAGCCTCTGTATGTATTATAATCGCCTCTTGTCATCGGCTCGGCTTCAATTTTTTTAACTCCGATATAAGTTTTCATTACTGTTTCTCTCTTTCGTAAAGCTGTTTTGCAAGGACATATCCTTCAAGTTCCCACAATTTGTTTTCGATTCTTGCCATACAGATTTCTGTACCGATTTTTTCATCATAGTTTGCTGGGTCAACTGCTCCGCTTGATTCAGTTAAGACAAATCCGTTTGGCAGTTTGCAACTTACAACGGTTACTTTACTGTAAACTGTTTCGACCTTAATTTCTGATTTTTCAAGTAATTCGTCAATCTGTCGTTTTGTAATGGTATTTTGCATTGTTATTCCTCGCTTTCTTTAAGCTCCGGCAAGCCACCGACACTTGTCAGCATTGAGAGAATGCCAGCAAGAAGTGTTGAACTTGCAACCATTACCCAGTTTACATCGCTCATTACTACCGCAACTGAGAGTGTTGCCGCTGCAGTCTGTGCCATTGTCTTTGCGGCTCTGATGAGTGCCGCAACCGCCCATTTCTTAATTTTCTGCTTATTCATTATTTTCATCCTTTCTTATAATAGGGTTAGTCGGTAAGTCCATGACCTTCTCATGCATATCGTCCATTGTGCCGTTCTGCCCGAGGTGATGATATGACTGATAGCATTTGTCATATGCATCCTTTGCATAGACCTCAATCCAACCTCTTTCGATATATTTTTCGCCCGACCGGATAAGCTCCGCCCTAAGCAATGACTGTGTGCCTTTGCCAATAGCCTTAATTTTGCTCCACTGCGTTTTTACTATCGCAACAATTGCTGCAAGTATTATACCGAATAGAGCTTGTAGCCAATATTGTATAATCCAATCTATCACGCGTTTGCACCTTCCAATGTTTTTATTTTCTCTTCAAGAATTTTCAATCTTGCTTCCACCTGTCCTTTTAAAACCTTTTGGCGATTTTTAAAGTTGACCTTGCACGAGAGGCTTGCCGTTTTGTTTGCATTGAGCTTAATGCGGACAAACGATGCCGTACCGCTGACATTACCTACAATGGTTGATTTTACTGTTTTGTTTAGCGCAAATTCAGTTAATCCGGCAATTGTAGCCTTCTTGGCATTGGCAAGCGTTAAAGTAACATCTGCTGTTGTCTTGCTTATATCAGAAACAACAAAGTCAAATACATTTCCGTCAAGAGTAATGCTTGAAATTGGAATATAGACATATGATGCAGAAGCGTATGCCGTTGAACAAGCTACATTCATTGTACCGTCAGCGACTGACACACTTAAATTAGTATTGGTTACACTTGTATAGGTTCCGTCGGCAATATCTGCACTGTTCGGTGAATCTTCAAGCACATCTGTCACCTTTGCTGTCTCACCGCCAAAGTCTGCATTGTTAAGGTTATAAAACTTAAAGATTTCATTGTAATCATCGGTAAGATTTGTGTCATATACCAATCGCTTAGGATTAACATATGATGACAGTGTGCCGAGATTAATTGTAGTTCCTGCCGTATTACTAAGAGCATAATACTCATTGTTTGCGTTCAGCACTTCTGCTTCTGTTGTTCCGTACTGATACATAATATCCGAAAGTACAAGCCGATTGACATCTGTCATCATAGTAGAATTGAGCTTGATTGCCGATGCATCTCTGTAGTGACCAATTTTAAGGTTATCAACAACAATGTTTCCGTACTTGTACTTGATGTTATTGTCATATCCCGAAATAATCGGAGAGAATACACCGTCAACGAAGCAGTTGTTAATGCTGATATTGCACGGCTCATCACTGTACGGTTCGTCTCTTGACGACAACCTCTGATTAAGCACAATACCATTGCCCTTGTAATTGCCGTACTTTGAGCTTTCGTCTTTTCCTGCACCGTAGAGTTTACAATTGTCAATGTAGTTAGTGCCGTTGTCCCAGTCGAGAGTCAGACAGCTTGCATATCTGTTCTTGATAATTGAATCCCTCAATGTCAACTTACCGTACTGCGCCTCAATTGCCGAGCCCCAGCTGTCAACATCAATATAGCAGTCTGAGATATTGACATGCCTTGTTGAAACCTTAATTCCTCTTTTGGCACATCCCTTTATTTCGCACCTTGAAATATTAATATAGCCGTCACCGCTGAAATCATCGGTCGGCCTTTCGATCAAGTAGATACCGTCACCGTCCGGCTTAACATCTCCGGAATTATATCCGTCAATATCATTAATTCGCACATTAACAATGTTACCGTGTTGACTGTACCCGTTTCCTGCGCTTGTCACGCCAATGCCAAATGAATGAATGTATCCGTCTGGGCCGACAGTTCCGGCTTTAATGCCTGATATTTTGGCATTTCTGACATTAAAGTGTGAGCAGTTTCTCAAAAAATTAATACCTGCCGCTGTTGCCGATAAAGCATTGCCTGCATTAGATATATTAACATTGTCTATGTTTGCATTTGGGCAATTAATCAAAGTAATAATCTGTGACACTTTATTTTTGCCGTCAAAGTTACCGTCAATAACGGTCAGATTCTTACAACCGGTAAATTTGAAAAATGTACTTTGTACACTTGTGCCTGCTGAGTCTGTGTTGTCAGTAGCTTTATTGCAATAAATAAATTCAGCATTATCACATATAATTGTCAGATTTTCAACATTTTCGAGGGCTAACCCGTTGCATTTATATGTTCCCTTCGGAAAATATAAAGTTCTGTTGTCAAGCGGATAAAATACAAGCATACCAAGAGTAGTGTCAGCGCCTGTGTTATCTACTCCTAACGATCTGACGTTGAGCCAAGTCAAATTACTTGCATCAACATTCGGATATGTGTTCATGAATTGATTCAGCGTATCTTTCAGTCTTGATGCCATACTGTTTACAGCCACTATAATTTTCTCGAAAAGGCTTATGCCAGTTGAAGCACTCGGCAACATACCTTTCTGCCTGTTAATTCCGACAAGGTTGGTATTGAGTGTTACTGTATTGCCATTGCTATCTGCATAACTTCCGGTCAGGCTGAAATAGACTTTATCCCCCTCAAGCTCTGACGGTATGTCAAACACTGCGGTTTTGTCATCAGTTGTAAGGCTCACTGTACTTTTAACGATATTATCTTTTTCGCTCATAAAATTTGCCGTAACAAGAGCGCAGTTGTCCCAGTCGGATTCCATAAAGTAGCATTTGATTTTAGTGTATTTCTTTTCACCGAGAACCGGATTAAATCCGTCTCTGCGTTTCAGGGTATTTTTATATACTTCAAATTTCAGCGTATTCATAATGCCGCCCCCTATCGTTAATTACATTATATAGTTTTCTGCGAACTCAAAAAAGTTAAAACCCACAAAAAAGGACAGCGTTTCCGCTGCCCTCAATTTGTTTATTTACTTTTTTGCTTTTTGATTTTATCCTGACATTTTCTGAGAGCTGATTTAAACTTGCTTTCAGAGCCGTAGATATTCAGTAACTGTCTGTACAATGTGTGCGTTGTATCTGCATCATTGCTTTTGCTTGCCTCAATATACTTTTTAAATATAGGATCAGTTCGGCTTGCACTCTGCATCAGCTTTTTCATTTGATTCTTTGTCTTACCTTTATGCTCCATAAGGTATTTTTCAACCTTTTCATAGCTTTCAGTATCGCCGTTCTTCAAAAAGTCAAATGCATCCGAATACTTGTACAATTCGGGTTTGCTGTCACTCTCTTCTTCATTGTCGTACTTATCAAGTCCTTCTGCATTTTTTTGTTCATCTTCAAGGTCACTGACAATCGAATTAATGGCTTTTACAACGGTTGTTTTGTCAAAGCCTAAGTCAGAATACTTTTCAACCGTATTTTCATATGCCGTCAAATCGCCGTTAAAGAACGCATTTCCTGCGGCAATGATTTCCGTATCATCTTCAAGCTCTGTTTTCAGTTTGCTGTTAATATAGCTTTTATCAACCTGCTTGCCTGTGGAAGTCTTTCCTTTCAGCCATTCTGAATAAAGTTTTGCAAATTTCTTTTTGTCGCCGTCAATAAGAGCCTCATAGCAGTAATTAGCATACATCTGCATAGACACTTCACCGTAGTCATTAACAGTCGGTGTACCGCCATATTTTGTGAAGTTTTCAATGTGATTGCATGCTCCCTGAAACAAGTTCATCAAATTCTTTGTTGGAAGTCCTGTCAGCATTCCGAGTGTTCCCACAAGTGAAGAAATATTTTTTCTCAGCTTTTCGGGTGTATCGGAACGGGCAATGTTTATGATTCCCGTTATAAAGTCATTAATCGTGTCAACACCCGGAAGAGATAATCCGTAAAATTCTTCGTTTTTATCAATGAGTGCTAATACGGTATTGTACACCGTGTCACCGAAAAGGAACATGCCCGTTAATTCAGAACCGAAATCCTTCAACAGCCTTGAACCGACAGACCACGGAGTAATATTGCCGTCCTCGTCACGGTATCTGTCCCACTTGCCGAACAATGCGGCTATCAACGGCATCAAAATTCCGCAGGTCATAGCTGTACTGACAATAATTGCGGAGTAGGTCCTTGCAAGCTGTTTCTTTGCAATCTTAACTTCCGTTCTCGCCTGCTTCTTTTCAAATTCACTTACAGCCTGTTTGTAATCTTTAAGCCTTGCGTTGTATTCACCGCTTGCGTCCATTGCGGCATTTACCATACAGAAAACCTGACTTTTGCAAATTGTAAATATTCTGTTCACGGGATTTTTACTTCTCAAAATCTGTCCTTGTTGCATTACCGAACTGTTAGGCATCATATTGTTAATAATGTCCTCAAGCGTTTTTGCAACATTCGGCATAAATTCCTTACTGTCGGGAGATATTCCCATATTGCCCTTTACATGCTCATAGGCAATCCAGTAGTTCATTTCTACCATAAGCACATCACTTTTTTCGATCCAGTTTAAACGGTCAAGAGTATGTCCTACCCAACCCGAACTGTCAATCAAGCCTTTGTATCTGCTGATTTCTGCCATTTCACGGCTGTTGTTGCCCTGTTTTCTGTATTCAAGTATAGGAGTATATTTAGCAATTTCATCATACGGAATACTTTGCTTGTAGCTGTCGGGTAACGCTCTGTTTAAAAACGGAGTATGCTTTCCCGGACGAATGTGTTTAAGTCCTGCAAGGGTTGCTTTCCAGCCTACCCTTGCCGCTGCCAATGGATAAGAAGATAACTGTTTGATAGCCGAAGAGATATTTGCTGTCAGTACCGCTCTTATATATTTTCCTGTCAGCATATCAATTCTGCCCGGATCAGCCTGTTTTGTCGAGCCCTGCAAATCGCCCATGAGTTTACTTATGTATTCTTCGCTTTCGTTGCCCCATTGCTGTTTCATTATTTCCTTCATACTCGGGAAATATTCCGTTGTCGATGTGCTTTCCTTCTTTTTCTTTTGCTTTTCTTCCCTTTCAATGAAATCAAGAACCTCGTCAATGCTGAGCGTTGAGTGCGCCTCTTTTTCAACGCTGTACTTGACATCACCTTGATTCTGTGATTTAATATTGTCAGAGAATCCATACTTGGAACTAGGCAGAGGCAATTGGAGCCCATTACCCGTTAGCCAAGTATGGGTTCTCTTTTCATTTGGTTCAACATACAATATATTACTTTTATCAATCATATGTTGCAAATTACTGTCTTTGCCGTAGGCACTTGCTATTTTTATAATATCAAGGCTTTTTCCACCCTCTCCTATAGGATTTAACTCTAAAGCTACCAACACGGGATTATTTTTTGCATCGTAAACATCACCAAATAATACTAATCTACCTTTAACTGTATATGACTCCATAACAATAATAGGCGATTCCAAAACATTAGGCACTTGTTTAAGAATATCATCTGTCATTTCAGGGTGTTTGTTTTTGATTTTAAGTATTTTGGAAGTATCCCACCAAATATTTTTATCGTCAACACCCAATCTTTGAAGAACCTCTGATGTTGTTCCTACTCTGAACGAAAATCGTCCGCCCTTTTTATCCCATTCATCGTACTTATCGGTAAAGTGTTCGTCAATGCTCAGCTTGGATTTTTCTTCTTCATCCGCATGGGTGTTATTTTTTTGTCTGATATTTTCGGCAGAATTAAGGTTTTCTTCCTGAACAGCTTTAACAAGGCTGTCATTTTTGTGGTCGTAGTGTGGCATATTGAACACACGGTTAAATGTTTCAATCGGCATCGTAAGACCGCACCAGCTTGACACGCTTTTAATCTGAGAGGTAAGCTTTGCCGTTGCACCTTTAAGTTTCAGCCTGTTGTACTTGAAATTTTCTCTTTCATGAAGGAATGCTCGGCTGTTGATACTTCTGTTAATCAGCACATCGGCAAATGTTCCGTAAACCGTATCTTCGTCAATCGTGATAGGACAATAGTTTTTTACCTTTGCAATTTCATATCCGTATTTTTCGTTTGACACCTTGTTGACGGCATTCTGCATATCTTCATTGTACATCTCACGGCAAATTTCATAAACAGTTTTTGCAATCTCATTGTTCATGACATAATCCCTGATTCGTGAAATATCCGACTCTGTGGGAAGAATATAACAACCGCTGTCCTTTGAATACATAAGCTGTTGGTTTTTCCGTTTTATGTACTTGATATTCGGCACTTGATAACCGCTGTACATCATATGTGCCCTGCCGTATTCATCCTCATATTCAAGGAGCATTTCAACAAGCATATCGGCAGTAAGTCCAACTTTAACCTGTTCGCCTGTTTTCTTGTCAACAAGTTCCTCTTTGGTGTTAGGGTCTATGCCGTCAAATTCCATTGCCTGCTCTCTGACATAATCCTTTTTGGCTTTATATGAGAAACGGGACATTTGTTCTTCATACTTATTCGTCCAGTCAATGCTTAATTGTTTTGCGTCCGACTGTCCCTGATTCAGCATATCCATCAGCTGAACAATCACGCTGTCATTGTGATAACCCGAAATCATTCGTGCAAAGCGTATCGGATCTGACATATATTTGCGGTATGCCAAAAGCGTCCTCTTGGCAGTGCTTGCCTGTGTATTAGAACCTTTCTTGTGTGTGCCTGTAACTTTTTTGAGTTCCTCAGCACCTTTTCGTGATACAAGATAAGCGTCATACTCCTTGCCGTTAATGACAATCTTATTTGCAGCGTCAAGCAGTTTCTTTACTTCGCTGAAAGCTGTGCTTATTCTTTTCAGCTCACTAAGAGAAAAGTCCTTTAACGAGGTTTTTCCGTTTTTCTCGGCTTTCTCAAAAATATTTCTTACATCTTCAAGAAGCCCTGTAAAATGCTGTTTGATATTGCCTTTGTTGTCAAACACATTATATCCCAGCAAAGCGTTTCTCATTGCCGGTGGTAAAGTAATTTTTCCGTCAGTATTTGCAATTTCGCTGTTTAAAGCCGAAATAAGTTTCTCGGTTTCTGCTGACAATGTTACTTTGTTTACTCTTTCATCTTTTTGATTGACGGTTTTGTTATATCCCGTCTTTTCCGTAATGTCGTTTACACCTTTGGAAAATCCCGAATAATTGCCTGTCAATTCGGAGAGAAGTCTGTACAAAGGTTTCACAACCGAAATAGGAACATTATTGCTCGGCTTAGGCTTTAAGTGTCTGTTAATAAGCCTTTCAAGCGTTGTACTGATTTTCTGACGATACTTCGTTTTATCACGCTCAGCACGGTATTCTTCTGCAACCGTCTTTTTTGTTGCACGAAGAGTAATTCTGTATTCCTTTGCATCGCTTTTGATTTTATTCCTCAGCTTAATATCATTTTTGATATACTGCTCGGTTTTCTTATTGTTCTTTCTTACCAAAGATTTAATCTGCTTTTCGGCATTTTTCTTCTGCTCCGAAATCTGTTCTGCATATCTTGCATTCTTTTCCTTTAAGAGCAGTTCGTGTTCCTCGTTAGCCTGATTATATATTTCGGTAATACTGTGCAATAATTCTTTATTGGCATTATTGTCAAGAACAACTTCTTTTGCCTGTTGTTTCAAATATTCCGTAGCAACACCAAAAGCCATTTCAATTGTCGTTTCGTCAATTGACTGTACACTCTTTCCGTCAATTGAAACAAAATGTTCTGCAAGGTCATAGTTAATAAACCTTTCAAGTGTTTTGTATCCCTCTTCACTTCTCCAGTTAAAGGTTTCATCAATTCCTGCAATATCTCCGATAATCTCTGAAATTGAATTTCCGACATCTTCAATACTGCCCTCGTTTACACTTTCGATGAGAGCATATCCCTTTGCTGTTCTGATGTTGATTTTACCCATAAGTGCTTTACGGAAGTTTGTAATACTGCCGTAGGCGCTTTTAATAAAATCAATGTCACCTTTCGGAATAACAAGGGTAACCTCTTTCAGACTGTCGCTTAAATCCTTTGCCCACTCGGAATGCTTTTTGTCAATCAAGGAAGATTTTTTCAGATATTCTTTGCATTCTTCCGCAAGGCTCTCAATTGCATCGTTAAAACTCTGCGTATCATTTTTGACGGAATTTTCAAAGTCATTTACAACTGACTTAAACGCTTCAATTCTTGATTTGTTCTTACCGTTAAGATTTACTCCGTATTCCTGCAAAACATTACACACAAGACGGTGCATTCCTGATTGACCGATTCGTATATCCTTGCCCACGCGCATTCCGTGTTCGGCGGTTTTGCCGGCATAATGATATAAAATGCTGATCCGCCTGTCGGGGTTCTTTTCGTCCTTTACAGCGTCAAAAACACTTTTGCCGTCGTCATTCACAAGCCAATCATCGTATTCATCGTCAATTGAAAAATTCAGCGTATCGTGTATTGCACCGGCTTTTTCATCTTCATCTGTAAAATCATAATCTTCATCAAGACTGTAACGAATATCAGGGTTATTGCCGTCAAATGTTCCGATATTGTCTGTTGCAGATTTAACCTGAGTATTTTCAAATGCTATGAATGTTTTTGTGCTTCTTCCAAAACTGCCGACATCATTATTAACGATAACACCGTCATAATTGCTGTTTTTGAAATAATCATCTATCAAGGCTTTAGCGTTATGGCTTGCTTCATTAACCTTATTTTCCCATTCTTCCATAATTTCATCAAGTGCATCTCTTGATATGGATTTTTGGTACTCTTCTTCAGATATTTCACCGTTCTTTTTCGCATTCCACAGCTTTTGATATTCCTCGTTTTCTCTTTTCATCTCCTCGTTGAATTTAGCCTTGTATTCCTTATTAACGCTGTCTATCGCACTTTTAGCTTTCGTATATCCCTGTACATTCTTATCGTAAAATTTAACAAGTTCGCTTCTGTTGTTGACAATGAGGGGATTTTTAATAGAGGCATACAACGGCATTTGAATATTTCCGCCAACTCCGATATCGTTGTTTGTCGGTTTCATAAATATACCCGTAGGCATTTCACTGTCAAATTCTCCCGAGCCTTTTTGTTTTGTATCAAAGGTTGTAAACTCTTTTTCTGTTTGGTGGTACAAAACAAGCGGTTCACCGTTGTTGTCTACCACTTTACTCGCTTTTGCAGGGCTATTCTGCCAATCACCGAACCATCTGATAAATTGTTTGCTTTGAGTAATATTATTGATTTTTTTATTGACAATATCATCAATAGGACGTATAATAATATTGGAACCCGAATTTTTAAGTCGGCTGGGTAATTGGTACCCTGACTTCTTAAAAATATTCTGGGTTCTTTTTTTGTCTAAATAAAAGAATCCTGTTTTGCCCATTGTTTCCAAAGCAATGGCTTCTTTTATATAATCGTTGATATTATCCTTATCAAAATATGTTGCAACAAGATTAACATCTATGTGTGTGTTATTGTACATTCCCTCATAATCAACAGTTATCGGTGCAATTACCTGTTTTCCGCCAACTGATAAATCAACTAAAACAACTACTTTATGGGTGCTGTCTTTGCTCTTATTTTTCTTTACCGCAAAATCAGGGTGAGCTATTACCATAAGCGGATCAGAAATTTTATTGTAAATATCTTTTACAGTATCAAACCCTAAATTGTGATAATTGGTATTTTTATGATATCTCCCCTCACTTTTTGCTCTTGTATCTGATACTGCGACAGAATAAATATGATTTTTAGTCATAGCAAGAGGTAATGGTGCTAATCCGATTTTTTGAAGGATTTTAGGTGTAATACCCATAATTACAACATTATCACTGTTGTAGGTGTTTTTTTCAATTTCATCAACTTTCTTTTCAAATTCCGCTTGTACTATGTTGTCGGTACTTCCTATTGAATATTTTTCAACATCCAACCTCTCACCGTTCTGAACCTCTGCTTGCTCGGTGATATTTTCTCTTGCGGTGTCTGCCGCCTCAGAAAATCTTTGAGCGAGGTTTTCAAGTGCTTCAAGGTCTTTTGCAAATGCTTTAGCTCCGTAGTTTGTGCTTTTGTCGATGAGCCAATTCTTTACTTTTTCAATCAAAGATTTAATTGCCGCTGCAATTTTTGATTTATTCTGCTTGGTGCTGAGGGCAATATTGAGAGCCTTTTCATCTGAGGCAATGCTCATAAGTGTGTCGCATACAATTTCTTCCAGTGCGGCATCTCTTGTGTTTTCGTGTTCATCGGCCTGCAAACGGTTGCCGTATCTCTCAATTGTACGGTCAATCATCTTGTTAAGGTCAACACCCTTGCGTACAAGATAGTCTGACACAAAGTCACTCAATGTTCTCCATTCGGTCGGGTTGGTTTTCTTAATCATATGTCCGGCTTCGTGTAAAGCTGTGGCAAGGATTTTCTGACTTGAAATTTCTGAGCTTAAAATAATATTACCGTCTTTTGCAACACCGTTCACTCCGTCAGCAAGGCGGTCTGAAATAATAATGTTTCTGCCCGTCTTTGTCGCAAGGTTGCCGAGTGTATTAATAAGCTCCTGCGAAATGTGTGAAACATCTGTTCCGCTGTCTGCATACACGCTCACACCGCTTGTGTCGGCTCTGCCGTTGCGGTTGATTAACTCGGTCAGTCTGTTGGCATGGTGTTGAGTGTTAATGTCAACATCTCTTCTGCCGGTGCTCAATGCCTGACTTACAATCTGTTCACCGAGAATATTTTTAAGAATCGTATATTCAGAAGTTTCTCTGAGTGAATCAAGTTTAACGCCCTCTCGACCAAAGCTGTATGCGGCTGAATATGCTTTGTTATATTTGTAGAGCATTTCCTCATCGCTCATTTTCTGAGCCTGCGGACTTTCTCTCCACTCCTCAAAGTTGGAAATATAATTCCTCGCACCGTATGTATCAAATTCGTTTGCGCTGTGAACAATCGTATCAAGCTGACTGTCAGAAAATGTTATGCTGTCCGCATTAACCTGCTTGCCGTCATTTGTATTGAATATAAGTGTGTTTTCTTCATCACTGCGATTGATTTTAGCCGAGCACTCAAGGCTCTTTAGTGCAACCTTGACGACCTTGCCTGTTGAAGTATCTGTTGCGATAATGCCGTTTGGGTGCTTCTTGCCAAAAGCATATACACCGTACATTTTGCCGATATCCTCTGTATCGGCTTTTTTTGTTGCATTGATTACAGTGCTTGCCTGTGCCTGTTCTGCGTTCTGCTGTCCGTTCTGAGCCGTGTTCTGCTGTGTAGGGCTCTGTTCGTTCTGAGCATTAACAGTCTGATTACTCTGCTCTCGTGTGTTCTGCTTTTTAACCTGAGCAATTTTGTTTACAAGTTCGGGATTTTTGCCAACCTCTCTGTTGATAAGATACATAAGGTTGCCGACATCTCCGGCACTGATTTTTCCCTCGTTATCGGTTTCAACGAGTTTCTGCATTTTGTGTGCATAGTTGTATGCTCTATCGTTTTTGTCAGTTGCAAGACCTTTCCTAATGAGTAAATCAAGGTCAAAGTTTTCATCGGCCATAACAGCTTTACCGATTTGTGCGTTGCTCTCTTTGTTTTGTGCCATATCAATTTTTGCACCTGCAAGATTAATTCCCGCTGTAGCAAGGTTAAGCACACCACCGCTGATTGCACCTCCGGCAAAATCAAGTCCGACATTTTTCCAAAAGTCCCAGCTTGCGGCATTCTCCGCCTCAGCCTCATTCATTCCCTGTTCCATATAATTTTTCTTTGCAAGGTTGTATGAAGATAGGTCCTTGTTAATTGCGTTATCTGTCAATCTGTTTGCGAGGTCGGTAAAAGCCTCTTCCGAGCCTTCCGTAAATGCACCTTTAAGCACATTGCCGACAGCCGCACGAAATGTGCTTTTACCGCTTGCTTTAAACGCTGAGAGTTGTTCAAGAGAAACCTTTTCAAAAAGGGTTTCTGCAATGCCTGCCGCAATACCGGTCCTTACCGCGTTGTCAATTGTACCGCCGTTGTTGATAACTTCATTCGCCGAACCGACACCGGCACTTGTGCCCATAATGCCGAGTGACAAAGCCTGTCCGCCCGGAACGGCATTAAGCGGTAACAAAGAGGCAAAGTCAGCCATACTCATTCCTGTGTTGTAAAGGAATGAACCGAAATCATTGTTAATGTTTTCTGATACTTTCGCACGCATAGCGTCAGATATAGCGGTATTGGTTGCTTCGGGGTTAATGTAGCCGTCACCGCCGTTATATTTTTTATCAAGGTCGGTTGAAATATATTTTGCGGCATCGGGAACAGCACCACCGAGCCTTGCTCCTACGCTTGCAATTGAACCGAGTATAGGATGTTCATCAGCATACTCTGTACTTATTCTTGTAGTTTCCGCTGCTTTTTCTTCATCTCTTTCTCTTTCATACCATTTATATAATGATTCGGTGTCATAACCTTCCTTTTTCAGATTCTTAAAATTCTTTTCAATCTGTGTACGCTCTTTGTCGGACAACTTGTTAATGTAGTTATAATCATCAAGAGTCACCTGATTTTTTATGCTGTCAGTATCGTGTCCTGTACTTGCAAGCATATGCTTGGTATCATCATAGTGTTGTAAAGCATAGTACTTCTGCATTACAGTTTTGAGTATAACATTCTTATCAACTATATCGTCATACTCTTTTTTCTTCTGTTCAGAGAGTTTAGCTCTATTGATGTATGTATCAATTTTATCCTGTTCATCTTCAATATTCCTGCGTCTTGCTTCTTTGTTTTCGTCTGTACCTGTTGTTCCTCTGTCATACAGATTTTCGTATTCTTTGCTCAGTTCCCGGTTGTATTTTTCAAGTTCTTCGCTTGTGGCATTGTCATACATATGCTTATTAAGCCAGTTAAGCTCACTTGTTGTTGCGTGCAATCTCGCATTAAGCCTCTGCTCAAGCGTTGAGTTTTTATATTTGTTTTCAAAACTTTCCGTAAGTTTGTTTGCTTTGTTGCCAATATCGGCAAGAACAGCTTTCTGCGAATCACTTAAATCATACTCGCCGTTTCTCTGCTTTTCTGCAATCTGTTTGTCAAGCTCATCAATTTTTGAATTGTACTCTGAATAAACTTTATACCTATCCTTTTTTCTTGTATCAATACCTGTAGAGGTTACAAGTCCGTTATCAAGTGCATACTTGTTGCGTTCATCAACTAATGCTTTTCTTTCTTCGGTCATACCTTTTAAAGATTGACTGCGCGCATATTCCTTAGCGTTATGTCGGTTTATTTCCGTCTGCTTATTAACCCTGTCGGCAAGTTCATCATATTCTTTCTGCATTTTCTCGGCTGTTTTGTTGTCACCGGTTGCAACCGCAGCATTATACATGTATGTAAGTCCTTTAACTCTATCATTCAAAGACTTGTTCGGGTTTTTAATTGCGTCCTTCAAATCCTCTGCGGAGCTGTTCGCATTATTCAAATTTCCACTAAAAAAGGATTTAATATCCGAGCCTGCACTTGAAGAAGTATTGTTACTGCTTTTTACAGAAATATCATTTGTCGCTGTTTTATTATTTGATGATGTCGAACTTGTGTCGTTTGGTAAATCGTGTTGATGCTGAAATACTTCCTGCTGAATCCATTCGTTATATGAAGCCACCTGCGTTTTTCCGTTTTCATCGGTTATATACCTCGGTGCTGATGTATGCTGAATATAATTATCCGAACGGTCAATACCGTTGTGATAAAAGTTTCCGCTGATTTTGCCTGCTTTAAAATCTCTTAAATCGTCGCCTGCGGTTCTTTTTCTTTGCTGTGCCATATATACAGTCCTCACTTTTTCTTCTTATTTATCGGTAGTTCGTTCCACTCTTTTTCCGATAAATATTTTGTTTTTCCGTTTTCGTCCGTAGTAACTCTTGAAGTTGACGTTTGAAAATAATCAGTGTTTTTACCGATACTCATTGAGTTCGGACCGCCGTAGTGGTCATCATTAAGCGTTCCACCGTTTTTGCTCATCCTGTCAAGCGTGCTTGTCAGGTCAGCCGTGCTGACATTGAGCTTATCGGCAATATAGTCCATTTCGTCAAGCGTGATGTAGCCGTTATAATAGCCCTGTGCAAGCTGACCGACCTTGTATTCATACTTAGCATTTTTAAGGTCATATGCATCTACGAACTTATCATATGCCGCTCTGTATCTGCGGTTATCCTCTTTCTCCTGTGCAGCTTTCTGTTCTTTTGCCAACTCTGTCTGAGCCTTAACATAAGCGTCATAAGCAGATTTATTTTTATCGTATTCAATCTTCTGAGCGTTTTCTCTTTCAGCCTGTGCATTTTGTGCAAGCTGATTTGCGCTTACCGTGTCATACAAATAGCGTTGACTGTCTGCTGCTCTTGCTGATGAGAGATTATTTACTGCTCCATTAAGTTTTGTGGAGTAAACATCATTGTTAGCGCTGTCAAGGTTGACATCTGCCTGTCTGTCGGTTGAGTACCTGCTTGCAAGAAGATTAAGATAGTTCTTGTAGTCTCCTACCGTGTCACGATTACGGCTGTAATCCGTACCCTCAAGCGTGTTATAGAGGTTAAGCACATTTGCGTTTTTCTCCTGCTTTGCCTGATAGTCCTGTTGTGCAAGTCCTCTAAATGTGCTTTCCGCATCGCTTATATTCCCCATACGGTCATTGTAGACCTCGTCTGCGACAGTATCGGCATAGGTAGGATTGTAACCGCCTGAAAGCTGATTAGCTGTGTTACGGCTCGTATCTCGTGCCATAGCGGCATTCTGTGCAAATTCCTTGCGGTACTGCTGATATGCCTTGTCTTGCGTCGGATCATATTCAAATCCTCTGCCTGTCAGATAGTTACTTATGGCGTCATCTAACTTACCGCTGTAAGTGCTTTTATAGTTGTCAGCCTGTCCTGTCGCTGTCGATTCTGCACCCGCAAGAGCGGCGGCACTCTGCTTAGTGTCACCGCTCACCGTCTGACTTGGTACTTCATTCATCAGGTCATTATAAATTTTTTCTTCACTGTTCACACTCAATTTTCTCACCTCACTTTATTTTTACCTGACTGTTCAGATAATTGTAATAAGCGTCCGACTGTCTGCGCTGGCTGTCAATACTTGACCTTGTGTCGGCACTCAATGTGTTGTGTTCATACTGTGCCTCGGCAAGACTTCTGATGTCTGAAAGATTACTCTGTGCCGCTGACATTTGTGTCTGCCAGTGAGCGAGTTCGTTCTGAAAGTTGCTCATATCAAGGCCTTTGCTTGTGCCGTACTTGTTTTCGTAATAGGTCATAAAGTCGTAATCATCCGTTACGCTGTCCCTGTAACGCTGATATTGCGTGTTATCAAGGTTCTGCAATACGCCGATTCTGTTTAGTGTATCTTCCTGCTGTTGCTGATAACTCTTGTAGGCTTCATTTTTTAGTGTTGGAACCTTATTTGCAAGCTCGTCCATATACTCGCCGAATGCCTTTTGTCCTGCAGCCTGTGAATATGTATTGCTGTAACCGCCTGTGTTAGCGGCATAACTTCCCTGCACGTTTTCCTGTGCAACCTTGCCCTCACGGGTATATTTCTCTTTTGCCTGCTGATATTCAGAAGAATTTTCGGGAGTCCAGTCAAATTTATTTTTTTGGTACTGATTGGCAAGCTCGTCAATTGTACCCTTGTACTTGCTCGTATATCCCTTATTGATTTTGTCGGTGTATGAGTTTGCGTAGTTGTCAGCCTGCTGACGAGCCTGTCTTGTGTCGTAGCTGTCAGCATATGTCGGAGCTGATGAGACAACATGGTTGTAGTTATTAACCGCATTGTCAACATCGCCCGTTCCATAAACCTTGTATGTATAAGCCATTATTTTTCACTTCCTTTTTGTCCGATTGCAGAAAGAAAATCATCTGTTATGTTGTCACTGTCAATGTTGCTTAAAACAAAAGCCAGCTGTTCGTACATATCGTTTAGATAGTTCCGCATCTCCCCTATGTCATTCGTTGAGGGCGGTGGATCTAATTTAAAAGTTGCCACGCTTATCACTTCCTCTGCTGTGCTCAATGTCAATTCCGTATATTTCGACCTGTCCTGTTCCTACAAGTTTAAGTCTCAAATATTCCGCTCTGCGTAAAGCCACGGCGAATACTCTCGGCTTTTTCTCACTGTAAAGCATTTCCGATACTTTTCGCCATTCGCCGTTGTCCTTGTATTGTACAAACAAGCTGACCTTTGCTCCCTTTTCAGCTTTAATGCCGATTCGGATTTTTCCGATATTTTTCACATTAAATTCGCCGTCGTAAAGGTCGCCTGTTTCAGCAGACCACTCAAAGCACTCTTCCTGTTGATACTCATATTTCGTATTGTCAACAAGAAGATTGTCCGCTTTATCAGGACACATAATGTTTTCTTTGGTATCGTCAAGCCAATACAGAACACCGTTGTATGTGGTGCAGTCAATCATCTTTGCGTCGTCTTCCTTGTGCCACAAGCCTTTGTCGGTATCGTACACAAGAAGTTCCTGCTCTCCGTCATCTCTTTCTGCAGAAATATAATACTTATTTCCGTGCCGACCGCCGACTGCGTTCTTATAAGTATGTCCCCACAAAGATTCTTCGCTTATGAGTGCCGGCAAGCTACCGCTCTGATAAGCATATACACCGTTATGGCCAAGATAAAATAAGGTTGAGTTAATGTTGACAAGGCTCTTTTCGCTTCCGATTGCGACACCCGGCACATTGTATTCTGCAAGGGTAAAATTGCTCGGCTTTGTTCCGTAGATTTTTAATGCGTAGTTTTCTTTGAAGAAAATAACGCTGTCGCCTCGTGTTGCAATCCCTGTAAACTTTCCTTCTTTACCGCAGGTCATAGCCCAGCTGTCTGTACTGATTCCGTCACTGTATGCCTGCCAGTTGCGCTCATCGCCTTGTTTACAACAATAAATTTCGTTTTTGTCTGAGGAGCAACACCACAAGCGGTTTTGCATTTCAACAATTTTTCCCTCATCAAAATTGGGAGAGATTCTTTCAACTGTGACTGTACCTGTGTACGGCACGCTTGATTCCAATTCGCACTTGATTACAAGCTCATTTTTGGAAACGTAATAAACCTTGAAAGTTTTTTCGTTAAGGTTTTCCATATAAGTCTTATCAACGTAGCTTTCGGCATCTGTGCTGACAAGAGAGTCAGTTAATCCGCTGATTTTAACAAAATCTCCAACTTCAATATGCAATCCAATGTTTTTGGCTCTTATTGTCGTATAATTAAACTTTTGAGATAACTTTTTGAAATTCAAAAGCCTATTCTTTTTAAATGTACTGTCCTTCTTTTCAATTCCGATAACAGAGTAAAAGTTGTTATAACTCTCAATTACCGTGCCTATCCTAATATCATTTAAGCTGAATATATCAACCATGTCTTTATTACTTGTCAACTGATATTTGGCGTCGGTTAAATCGTTGTTGGTATATAAAGTTACGCTCGGTCGATAATTCTTGTTCGCACTTGCGTCATAATATGAACGTGTAATTGAACATAACAAATATGCATAATCAAATGTCAAGGCATCAAGTTGCAGATTACTCTTTGTTTCTACTCGTGTGCTCAAATCTTTGTTCCGGCAATCAATCATAGTCACCTTTTTGTTGCTCATATTAACCGAGAATTTCTCGGGGAATACTACAACCTTGTTGCCGTATAAAACAATATGGTGCTGTTTTGCCGCATCAATCTCATCAATCTTTGTGACCTCTGCCCCGATATGCAGATTTTTGTCTGAGTCAATATAAATCAAACCTGAGTTAGCCGACAAAAGATTTGAGATGATTTTGATTTGGCTATCGGAAGTAATTCGGGAGCGGTTTGCTCTCGGTGCAAGCTGTGGGTATTTATCAGAAGTCATATTTTTAAAATCTTTGAACTCTGTGTAAATACTGCTTGATGAGCTTGAAACCCTTGAAAAGCCTGTGTTCGGACTTCGGTTAAGTCCTCTGAACACGCTGATACTCGTTGTGTCTCTCCTCGGTATTCTTAATTCGGGTAGCATATTGTCACCTCTTAACCAATGTGAAAGTTATACCTTTTCTTTTGTGGGTGTGTTCGGAACCAAAACACTCCAAAATCCTGCCTCAGCTGATTATATACACTCATATCAACGGAATATCTTTCAGCCTCTTCGTAGTCCCTGTCAATCTGTGCCGCACAATAAACCTCATACATTCTGTCGTATGGAGCAGGGGCAAGCAGTTCAAAGTCACGGTCCGTGTCAATCAGATAGTTTCCGTATGTTCCAACAATGCAATTATCACCTTCGCGATTACTTATTACATTGCTGATGATTTCCATTTCGGCCTCGTTAATGTAGCTTATAATGTCCTCATCGGACACATCATATCCGCTTTTAAGATTCCTCACTCTTTCAATTACCTTGTCAAGTGTCATATAATCACCTCTCTAATATCTGTGTACGCAAAAACGCAAAAAGGCGGAAGCTACCGCCCCCGCCCTTCTGCGAATTTTGTGTAAGGAGTACAATTTATTCCTTGTTATTGAATTAGATTCTGCCCTCGGCAATTGCCTGCTGAGCGATCTCGGCAGCCTTATCCTGCACGCCCTGCGCGAATTCAGCCTGCTTAATTGAGTTGTCAATAATCTCCGCAACCTTGCGTGGAATGTTCGTTTTAACACCTCTCGGAACAGTGTACTGCACACCGTTGATATTGACCTCAATATTCTTGTTTGACTTCATTGAACCTGTAGGAGCGATGTACTCAACAAGTTCTTCACTTTCCTTGTTTGCCTTTTCAATCAGCTTTGCAAGTTCCTTGTCCTGCTTGATTTTTTCCGCCTTGCGGTCGATCGGCATACTCTTCTTGATTTCCTGAAGCTCGTCATACATTCCAAGAAGCTTATCAAGCTGAGATTTTTCAATTGTTACGGTATCGGCAGTAGTTTCCGCTGCCGATACTTCTGTATTTTCTGCCGTCTCTGCGGCTTTCTTTGTTGTTGCCATAGGTTATACCTCCCAATCACGCTACAGCCGGAGAAGCTGTCTGTGCTACGGTGTTAAGTGAAGAAGCTGTTTCAATTCTCACCATTCTGGTCTGACCGATAATGCCGACGCCGTGAGTTGTTTTCCAACCCTGAGTCGCTCTCTGGTCGAGTGGGTCAGATGTACCGCCTGAGCCAAAGCCCTTAACGATTGTCTGAGTGCCTTCGCCCTCAATCTCAACGGTAACATATGCGTCCTTACCGAACACAAGCGTTGAATACACATCAATCTTGCTTGCGCCCGCACCCTTGAACACTTTCGCAAAGTTCGACTGTACAAACTTAACATTACCGATTGTACCGATTTCCCCTTTGAAAATCTTGTCTGCGTGAGCATACTTAACTACGCTGATAAAATCCTTGTTGCTGATAATGTCGTACTTAACATTCGGGTGTACAACAGCGACATAGTTTTCGCCGATAGGCTCAGCGTTCTGGCATTCAAGATAGTTCAGTGCCCTGAAAATTGTGTCAATTGTGAGCTTGCTGTTCGTCGTAATCGCCGCACGGCTTGCAACCTCTGTAACCGTACCGTCAGAGCCTACAGCCGGTGCATAGATAACGCTTGTTCCGGCATTAAGAGCCTCACGGTCAATCTCTTCAATTGAGCGGCCAGCCTGTGAAGCAAGCTCCTCACTGTCCTTGGTCATAACATCATCACGGCTACAGAAACTTGCCCAGTCGGTAATCGGTGTATATGCGCCGTACTGATTGACTGCAATCTCAACGTAGTAGAAGCTCATCTTGTTACCAACAGGAGTAATGCCTTCCTGCAACGGTGTTGTAACAGTCGGGTATGGTGAAATACCTCTCTTGTTGTAGATGTTGCCCGACTGTTTCGGAATTGTGTCATGCTCACCAAACTGACCGTGAACGCATTTTGCTGTCAAGTTTTTGAGGAACACTTTGTGATAATATGTAGCTTTTTCGGGTGTCCAGTCATTGCCCGATGTTGATGTCGTATTGCCGTAAGCATTGTAAACATAGCCGTTTGACTTGTTTACACCGCCTGCGTCAACCGTATTACCGTGGATATTGATAATAAGCTTAATAATCTTGCTTTTCATTGTCGTACCTTCCTTTCGGCAAGGCATTAGAGGTGTGCCTCGCCTCGTCTTACTTTCTCATAAAAGGCATCAAATTCAGCGTCAGACATATCTTCCACGCTCTTTCTCTGCGTGGTTGTACCGCTTTTCTTGACCGCATTTTCGGTTGGTCTCCTTGCACCACTCTGAATTGACTGTGCCGCCGCACTGATTGCGGCAGAGCTTGAACGCTTTACAAGGTCTTTCTGAAGTTCATCGAAATGTGCCATTTTATACGCAGTCGTCAAATCGTAAATTTCATCATTACGACCTGTCTTTTCGTTCTGTTCGTTCCTCTGCTGAGCAATAAAGTCAAGAGCTGTGCGAAATGCGGGATTCTGAAACTCATCTTCCAAATTGAAGTTTGGAAATTCCTTCTGCGTTTCCGCTGCAATTGACCTTAAATGCGTGTCAAGCTCTCTTGCGGCTTTTTCTCTTCGGAGGGTTTCAAGCTCTTCTTCCTGTGCATTTGTTTTCTGCTGATTGAAAAAGTCGTTGCGTGCCTCTTCTGTCGTTACTCCGGCGGCAAGAGCCTTTTCTGCAAACAAATCCTTATCCTCTGTTACGGCTTTGAGAAGACCGTCAAGGTCATCGGGCTGTACATTGTACTTGTTTGCAATAAGGGCAAAAATCTGATTGCCGGTGCTTTCTCTTTTCTGCATGTCCGAAATCTGCTTGTTTTTGGTTGACATTCTGTCCTTAAACAAAGACTGCACCCTGTTCTGATACACATTCTTGTACTTGCCCTTAATCAGCTTTTCAAACTCTTCTTCTGAGTTTTCTTCGCCGTCTGTGTCTGTGCTGTTGTTTTCGCCTTCTGCGTTGTTCTGATTCTGATTGCCGTTGCCGAAAGCCTTGTTATAATCGTCGATAAGGTCGTCACCTATGCCGATTCTCTCAGCTCTCTCTCTTGTTTCACGGCTTATGTTGTTGCTTTCGGTGCTTGTGGTATCACCGCTCTCACCGTTTCCGTCTCCGCCGTCAGCTGCGCCTGCTGATTCGCCGTCATGCAGATTTACGATAAGATTTAAAATTTTTTCGTTCTCGTTCATGTAGAACCTCATTTCTCGCGTCTATCCGCGGGGTCTCTCTCGTCTTTCCGAGGTGTCAGGTCTTTATGCAGTCCCACTACTGCGACCTTATATTTTAATTATATCAACCTTAATTTTTCAAAAAAAGTTAAAACTCTTGTTGATTTTAAACTTTATTTCGGTTTGCCGTCATCATAGTTTAAATCTATTTCATCGGGGAAATTTTTGGCATAAAGTTCAAATCCCGTCCATAGTGCTTTTATGCCATTGCGTACTTCGGCATCTGAGCTGACAATATAAAACTCTGATTCCGTGTGACCGTTTTCATAGGTTTCATTGACTATCGTCACATTGTTTTCGTCCTGCATTTCACGCACGTACTGCAAAAATGTAGAACATAAAGCACTCACGGCAACACACACATCATGTGAGCCGTGTCCTTTGCTTTCAAAATATATCAGATTTCCGCTGTCAATCAATGTTATTTCAATCACATTGCCGCCCTGCTTTCTGTCTGTGGCGGTGTCTGCTGTGCGTTCTGTGCGTTTTCGCTCGGCATAGCATTCTGCACATCTGCCGCTGTTCTGCTTGCGTTCATTGCTTCCAGCATCTGCACTTTATTTGAAAGCTCCTGCACCGCCTGCGACAAGGTCTGATTCTGCTTGATTTTTTCAATCAGTTTTTCTTTGCCCTCAAAGGTCATGCCGTCAAGCATTACGAGTGTGGCGTCTGCCGCCTGCGGATTGAACGCACCCATTTGAAACAGATTCATCATCATTTCATTTTGTGCCGCTGTTGCAAACGGGCTTGCCTTTTGCGCCTTCACGTCAATATCGAAAATCGGCAGTCGTTCAAGTATGTTGCCGTCCTCGTCGGTATAGTTTACCGTCTGACCGTCTGTGTCTGTATATGTCAACGGCTGTTTTCTGAGGTCTGTATTGTCAAACTCCTCATATGTAGTCTGATTGTTTTCACCAGTGATTCTGAAAATTCTCGGCAAGTTATAAAACTGCCTCATCAGTTCAATTTCCAACTGTGCAAGCTCCGTCATTGCTTCCTGTGCAAGTTTATTCGAGTCTCTGCTTACTTTTCCGCCTGCCTCTTGCAATGCCGCAATTGCCGAACCGCTTGTAACACCTGCCGCACTCGCTCCATTACTTGCGTCATTCGTAGCAGAAGTTTCTTTGATTTCATTCGACAATCTGTCGTACAAGCTCCATGCGCCCGAGGCAAGCTCTTTTGATTCAACCGGTGCAATGTTACCCTGCAACTGTCCGTTGACCTCAATTACAGTTTTGTCAAGGTCGGTCATATCGTCATTGTTCACGCCGACACCTGTATTTGCGTACACTCGTGGCTGTGAGTTGACTTTGATATTCACCAGCATATCGTGTTTGAGTTCATCAAGCTGATTTTGCGGTGCCCTGACTACATCCATAAATCCGAAGCCCACGGGAGTATCACGCAGGCGAAACATTGGTTCAAGTACAAACGGATACTTTCCGTGGTCATAAATAGGCTTACCCTCATTTTCGGATGAATAGAGAATATGGTCACCGACGAATTTACACAAATGCAGTTCGCCGTTTTTCTTGTAGTACCAGTCAATCAAGATGACTTTATCATTCGACTTGTTGCTGTTGTCGTAGGTTTCGTGTTCCACAAGTCCGAGAGAGGCAGTCGAAACGCTTTCAAGTTCAGGATATACCTTTCTGATTCCTTCCTCGTCATAATAGCGAGCAAAGAATACATTGGCGCTGTCCTGTATGTTTTCAATATGAGGCTCCCAAAAGAGATTGAGAATGTCAACACGGCTGATAGCAATATCACCCAGTCCGTTTTCTGCGGTCTTGTCCCACAATACTGCGTAACAACCGCAACCGCCGACAAACTTGTCAAGCTGTTCGTCTGAGTATGTTCTTATGAATCCGTTTCGTTTATGTATGCACGGAATAACGCTGTTGAGTGTTTTAGCCGCCTGTTCGTCGTCTTGTGCTCTCGGCAAACATATAATTTCGGGGTAGTTATCCATAGCGTCAGCGTGCTTGTTCATAATTACATTGAGTGCCTGTGCGCCTTTGCGGTGCGGTACAAGCACCTTTCGAGGCCTACCGTTATCGTCAGTTTTAATCTGCGGCGCAGTCGCCTCTGTGTAAAGCAGATTATATTCTCTGAAAGCCTGCTTAAATCTTTCATCATACGGCTTTTTGCTGTTCTGATATTTGCGGAAGGTCTGCATAGCCTCGTGTATTTCGTCAAGTCCAATCGGCTTGCCGCTGCTCTCGTTCTCTTTTTCTGCCTGTTCGGCTGATTTCGGCTCTTCATCAGTCTTATCGCTTGTACCGTAAACATTGCTCAACTTTGATTTGTCAGAAGTCAGAGCTGGATATGTGCTTTTAACCGGCATAATCATTCCGTTTTCATCTCGTTTAACTTTGCTCATTTTGGTTTTATCTCCTATCTGTAGTATCGTGTCTGACATATATTCAATGGGTCAAATGCCCTTGCATTACGGAGCACAACTTCTTTCGGTGTAATAATTGAAGTCATCATCCCGTAACGGCTTTCATCATAAATATGATCTTCGCCCTCGGTGTCAATATCTTCGGTGTCTATCTGCGAGTAAACAAGGTTCGGAATTGTTCTGATGAAGTTAGTGCAAGTGTTGAAACACTGAAACATCGGATAGCCTTCCTCATCAAACGCGAGCCGTGAATGAAACTGCATTTTTCCGGCAATTCTCGCATTGTCGCCCTTATTCCAGAACACACCCAACTGTGCGTGTGTTGCAGCTTGACTTTTTCCGCTGCCCTGTTCTGCAAAGATAGCCGGATCCGCCACACCGTATATCTGTCTGCCCTTAATTTGAGGGTCATTATTTTCAATTGCAAGAATTTCCTGTGCCACTTTTTCGATTGGCCAGCGTACACCTGTGTTCGGCTGATTTTTCTTGCAGCCGTACAGCTCCCTTATGCGGTAAAATCTGCCGTCTTGGTCAACGGCAGTCCACCCGACTGAAAACGGTCTTGTATATCCCCAGTCATACGAGCGTATTATTCGCCAACTTTGCGGAATTTTGAACGGCTCAATAACATGAGTCCACCGTCTGTCCTTGTAATGCTCTCGGTTATCTATCCATTCGGTAAAAACCTGTCCTTCAAAACTATCCCACGAGCCATAGAGTAAGGCATTACGCTCCGCTTCGGGCAATTGTGCCAGTCGCTTGACATAATCGGGGTCATTGTTCATTAAGGCATTGTTGTCAAAAACGCTTGCCGTAATAAAGACTTTACTGCTCCAATAATTTTTGGTCGTGCCGTCAGGCATAATTACTTTGTCGCTGAGCCATATAGTTTCGCCCGGAGTTCCGGCAGTCACAAAATACTGTTTCACCCAGCCGTGGCCTACTCCGCCGGGGTTGGCAGTTGACCGCATATACACCTTCGTCGCCTTGCAGTTACCACGATTTCGGGATTTTAAATAACTGTACTCGTCAAATGTAAACTGCGTTAATTCGTCAAAGCCGATAAAATCGTATTGCTGGCCTTGATACTTGTACTTTTCATTCGTGCGAAATAAAGAGCCGAGCTTAATTTGTGCGTCGCTTGAAAAGGTCCACACTCTCGTTGTTGCGTTGTACCTTGCGCCCCTATCTATTGACGGATAAATAGCCCTCGTTTGGTCAATAATTCGTGCAAGGTCAGGAACAGCTCTTCGCAATATTAGTCCTCTGTATTCGGGGATATTCACCTGTCGAGCCGCCTCAACTACAAGATAATCGGTCTTGCCTCCGCCTGCCGCACCGCCGTATAACATTTCATCTTCGCCACGGCTCAACGCTATTTTCTGTTTCGGCTGAGGAGTCCATATGACTTTCTTACTCAAGGCTTTCACCGTCCTGCTCGTCATCTTCGGGTGGTCGCATTACTTCCTGCATCGGGATTTCGATAATGCCGAGAGCGTTCTCTTCGTCCTGTTCCGTCGTATAATCTGCGAGTATGTTACGAACATTGAGCAGACTCTTAGAGATTTCCGCTGCACGCTTTGTGTTTACAAGTGTCTTGCGCTTTGCATAATCGTATCTGTATTCTTCTTCCACTGTGGCGGCTTTCTTATCTTCGCTTTTTTCGGCTTTAACCGTTACTTTCTTCTTGATGAGTTCCTCGTCCTTGTCAAGCTCATTAACGGCTCTGTTCAGCTTTGTGATGAGTTTTGAGGCAACGGCCACAACCCTGTCAATCTCTCTGACGGTTTTCTTCACTTTCTCTGTGTTGATTTTCTTGGCTATTTTGTTTGCGGTTTCACTCTGATTCTGCTTCCTCAGCTCCTGCCAGCGTTCTTTCCCCGACCTTTTTCGGATTGCATACACGCTCACTCCGTGCTTTTCGGCAAGTTTTGAAGCGGACATTGTGCCGCTGATATATTCAGCTTTAATTTGCACCCAGTCAATCACTTTTTGCTCATTTAATTCTGTCTGCTGTCCTTTCAAGTCTTTTTTTTGACTCATAAACTCACCGCCTTTTTGTACATGTTTCGTGTCTTAATTTTAGCTTTTTTCTTTCACGCAAAAAAGTTAAAACTTTAATACCAAATTTGTACACTTTTTTTCGTGCCTAATATTGGTATGCAAAAACACGGTTTCACCGAAAGGCAAAACCGTGACAGAAGTAAAATTTTTGAATTGATTTAAAATTTTTGCATATTATGTTTTTAAAAGATTGATGTTTTACAAATCTTTGCTGATCGTCTGAGCAAGCGGACAGCCCCTCCAACAATAGCTACCGCAAAAATCGTTGAAGTGATTTTCCTTGTCTTGCGGCGAATCAAAAAACAGCGTTGTGCTCTTACTTTTGAGAACTGCCCCGAAACAGCAAATCTTACTTTGGCTATCGTAAGAATAGAACGGACATTTGGCTTTGTTTTCTTTCAAGTTTATCTCTCCTTTGATTTATTATCTATTCCGCTGCATACTTCATTTTTGTGCAACCCCAAAAGACCGTACATCGCACGGTCTGAATTTACCATTATTTACCATTTCCGTCTCTGCGTAATCGGCAAAAAACAAAAATACCACTTTGCACCGCCGATGTCAGAGTAGTTCATTGAGTAATCGTCCTCAATGAGATAATGACCCTCAGGCGGTTCAATCATTTCTCCACGCTCCAAGGCTCTTATCTCTCTTTTTTTTGCCTTTCGTGTGACCGATTCAGGCTTTTTAAGATTGCGACTTGTCATCATCCGCTTTTGTGCGGCATCAACATCTTCTTTGCCGGTCAAATCTTTTGTTATGTACTCAGCTAACTTTTTAAAATTCTCATTTTTGTAGAGCGGAGTAAAGTTTTGACCGTTTTCGTAGGGCCATTGTTCAGACAGCAGTTCCCTGTCCTCTTTGCTGACTATGATGTGGATATGCCAATTCTTACCCGACTTACCGCATTCAATAAACGCTATGTACTTCAATCTGCCCTTGCCCTGCTTTTTCAGTCGGTAATTTATTCTGTCAAGCCACTTACCTACCTCGGCACGAAATTTTTTTTCGCTTTCATATGTTCCATACGGCGCAGAAAAGCGACAGAAAAAATCACCGCTCCCGAAGTTTGCATTTATGAGCCTCTGCATATGCTTAACCGCACGGAGCTTGTTTGCTTTTCTCATCTTGGCCGAGCTTAAAGAATTATTTGATTTCCTGCCGCCGTAGTTTTTGCCGATTTTTCTGATTGACTGGTAATACTCAACCTCAATCATATCTCCGCTTTTTATTGTTCGTTTATAAGTGTACATAGCATAACCTTTTATTATAGTATATTATTCTTGTTTTCCCGACTTAAATAATCGTTTGAGCAGGCTTCAAAAGGAGCATTTCAGCTCCCTCAATTATGACTGATTATTATTCTGTTTTAGAATATTAATGCCGATAGATATAAATAAGCAATATCCCATCTGACCATTGAGCTACTGCTTTTGCAAACCTTGCCACTGCAATTGTGTGCTCTTATTTTATTGTGTAACAGCTAAAATCAAAAAAAGAAGTCATTGCTTTTTGATTTTAGTTTTGAATATGGAAATTGTTTGATTTCTTGATTTTAAAATTGGATTTCGCATGTAGCAAGGGAGTTGCCTTAATTATTCTTCTGCCGCTGTGTCAGCCGTCTCATCGGGCTGAGATTCAGCCTTCTTAATAGGCTCATACACCGAGAGCTTACCTGCCATAAGTGCGTTGACCTCAGCCAGCTTTGTGATGTTTTCATTCAGCACTCTGTTGTACTTCATTTCTTCCTCTCTTGTACACAAAAGATTCCCCATGTTGTCCTCGAGCATCTGATTTTCTGCTCTTAATCTTCTGTTTTCTTCCCTGAGCTTTTTGCAGCCTTTTTCAGCTCTGAATAATTTAAGATTAAGATAATCAATCTGCATAAGTACTGTCGCAAAACGCTCGTGTGCGGATTCTTTTAAATTTTCTATCTGACTTTTTAAAAATTCTTTATCTGCTCTTCTCATATGTAGTCACCTTTCATTTTTAGCTGTAAAACACAGGCAAGGATAATCCCTGCTTCTGCTTGCACAAAACTTGTACCCTCGGCATTCCTTACAAGAGCGGCAGGTCAATGTCTCTTTTGTTTCGGTGCTTACTTTTGATTTTTCCCATTCCGACGAGTGCTGTATATTCGCCGTAGCTGTACGATGTTCCGTGTTGTTCATTGTATTTCGTTAACTCCTCGCAAATAAGGTCAATGTTATCCTTCTTCCTATTTTTTACCATTATTTTTCACCTTCATTTCCCAATCCTTTTTCATTGCCTTGCGCTTCTTCGGGCAATCCTTCCAATTGCGATTTTTTCGTTTCCAACGGAAAGAAAAAAGCTTATAGCGTAAGCCTTTATATTTGATGCCGTGATACATTATTTTTACACCTCTTTACTTATAAAATCCGTGGCACGATATAGCGTCACGTAATCCCCCTCAAGGTCATCATCGTAATACTGTGCTGTCTCGTCGCTCATTGCTTTAATTATCACGGCGTAGTAATCTTCTTCCCATTCTTTCGCCGCTTCAATTATTTCGTCGAGCGTAAACTTGCCTTTGGCTTTTCTGAGCTTCAAATGCCAGCGTCCCTCGGCATCATATCCACTTTCAACTGTTGTCCCTTTTTTCATTATTTTCACTCTCCGTTTCATCTGACCAGTCAAAAGCCTGTCCGCAGCGCCAGCAAAATTCAGGTCTACCCTCTTTGATGAGGGCGTTGCAAATGGGGCATTGATAGTCAGTCCATTGACATTCTTTGTACTCGGGTATCGGCACTGGATCTTGCCAATTCTGATGGTTATAATTATGTTCAAACGCTTTTACTCTGCTCTTTTTATTGCTACTTGTGCGTGTCACTTCTTTAAGTTTTTTTGCCACTTGCTTTTCAAGAGCATGGACGGCAAGTTTAAGAGCGGTAAATGTATTGGAATTGCTCAAATTTGTCAGTGTATCTTCAATGTTTGTTTCTTCGCCGATTTCATTTAACACTTCAATTGCTTTTTCGGCAGTCATATCCTGTACGGCTCTTTCGGCTTGATAGCAATATGTTCTTCTGTTCCACAGTTTCGGGGCATTTTCGGGAGTGTCAAATATTGTAAACAAAGTTTTACTTCTGTCATTGCCTTTGTCATTGTCTTTCTCCTCAAGTAACAGCCGACACATTTTAACAATTTGGTCTTTTAGCTCCATATTTCCGGTTGCAAGCATTTCTAATCTCAGCATGTGAGATTCTATGTAGGGTGTGGTTGGATCATCAATAGGATTAGGTGCATAAGCTCCTTTCTCCATAATCTTACATTGAGTCCAAAATTCTTGGTTGTTTTTTTCAGGAAAGAACTTTCGACACAATTTGATTATTGTGTCATATAAAACTGCGTTTTCGTATGAAATCACATTGATTTCATGGCTCAATGATACCAGCATAGAATTACGAGTAGATTGAGTAATGTACCCTGTATTATCTTCCTCATTTTTTGCCATTATTTTCATCTCCTAAAAGTTCGGGATTATCGTAGATATTGCCAACAACTTCAATATCTTTTGAAGAATAGTGTCTGCCTAATCCCTCATAGATTAAATTATACACAAATCCAAATTCAGTTTCACCAACATCGTACTGAACGATTCCATAGTCGTCATCATCCGAGCGGTAAAGAAAATCAATGATATCTCCTTCAAAAATTTTTGTGCCGTGCTTATCAACCATACCCGTGTACTGCCCAACTGTTTCGGGATCTACTGCACCATAGCTGCCTAAAACGGTTGCATCGGGTGTTATACAGCAACCTTGTTTAGTCACAAGCAAATTGCCCTCTGACCACTTACCGTTAGCTATCATCTTACCTCTGAATAAATATTCTCTCATGACTATTCTCCTCGTTTTAATATTAAAACCATCTCAGACATCTGCACCTGTCTGAGATATGTAAATGGTAATATTCAGAAAAGTAGGTAAAAAATGAGATATATATAATCTCACAAGTGCAGTTGTGTGATTAACTTATTTAGTTTGTTTCGCCGGTGGTAAAAATCGGATGCGTGCCGTCACGGAGCTGAATCTCCTCGTCACTCATCACATAGCCGAGCTTGACGAGTAGATTATAAAATCTGTTAAGTTCGGGATTGATTTTTCGGGTAATTGTTTTATCAGCATAGTCAACTAAAATGTAACTGCTGTTGTCTCGCCAGTTCTTAAAAAAAGCATATGCCGCTGACATTAACATTTTGCCGGTGTCTTTTATGCAATCATCAAGGTTTATGCATTCGTTGTTGTCATCATATTTAAGACCGCTTAAAGCGCAAAAAGAAATTTCGTTGTATTCTTTCCGTTCAGACATCGAACACAATATGTAATTGATTAATGCTTGTTTTTGGGAGTCATCGTTAAAGTTGCCCTCTTGCATAAATTCTTCTCTGAGAGCCTTGCAACGCTCGTTAATTTCGCCAATCTGAGAATTGATTTCATCAAATTTTTGTTTTTTTGCAATTCTTTTTTCTTCTTTTGCATTAAGCTCTTTGATTTTCTTTTTTGTCATTTTGGTATAGATATGTATTCTACCGCCATATGCCGGGAAGAAATACCTCTTTCTGCCGTCATCAAATGTTTTGCCGATTAAATCTTCAAGTTGGAACATTCCTGTGTATTCGCAGTTTTCGGGAATATCCTTAAAACCTTCGCATTGTGTCATACCGTTATCGAGGCAGATTTTTTCAAGCTCTGCTCTTTTCTCGTCAGCTTCCTGCTTTTGCACAGCAGAATACAAAAGATTGTCGAAATTATTCGTTCCGATTGTTTTAAGCAGTTTATTTCTTGTGTCAATGTCTTTAATCTGATTCAATCGGTCATAGTCTGCAAGCGTAGGCTGTCGGATCTGACTTTCCTTGAATGCCTCTTCGTCAAGCTCACAGAGTTTAACTCTCCGTCTGATTTTGCTTTCTGAAAATCCTGTTTTCTCTGCAACCTCTGCAACCGTATCACCGAGGTCGAGCAAGAGCTGACAGCCCTTTGCTTCTTCATATACGGTTAAGTCTGACCGCTGCATATTTTCGGTCAACATTGTAGATAACTGCTCCTTTTCAGTCATCTTGACAACAGCACACGGCAGTTCAGTCAATCCTGCCTGCTTTGCCGCTGCTAATCTTCTGTGTCCGATAATCACAGTAAACTCCGTCCAATCGTCATTCATTGGCACCACCGTGAGGTTTTGAAGAATGCCGTTCGCCTTAATACTTTCGGCAAGCTCATCGACATCTCTGAGAGCCTTACGAGGGTTGTCGGGGTGCGGATGCAGTTTTTCAATTGCAATCGTAGTCAATGTCGGTTTTCTTTCCATTACAAAAATCTCCTTACAATCAAATAACCGATACTCCGACACACTCAAAGCCCTGTGTCAGATTTTCCGTTTTGAGCCTCTCAATTTCGGCTCTGAGTTCGTTGTTCTCCGCTTTGAGTCGGTCAATAATTCCGAGCTGGATAGCTTCAACATTTTCTGAGTCATCAATTCTTTCATTAAGTCTGTTGATGTCTTGTTCCTGCTTAGCACAATTAGCTTTGTACTCTCCCTTGCTCTTCCAATTTCTGAAAATCATTTTTTACTCCTTATAGCTTGCACAAATATAATCCTCTGCTGTTTCTTCAATTTCGATATGCCCTTTATCTGCGAGACTTTCTTCAATCAGTTTCAAATCAAACGGCAAAGGCAAATTGTTCTTTTCACAAAGTTCATTAAAGCCATTGAAAGCTCTAACAATTCTGTCTCTTAAATATCTGACATCGTTATGTGCGTCAATAAGTTCAATTTTTGTTGAAGCTAATCTTACTTGCACATCTTCAAGCTGTCTCTTGCAACGCTTGTATTTCTTTCTTGATACAAAAATCATTTTTCGACACTCTCCTTTACAACTTTTTTCCCTGTTCTCACACCGTAATGTTTCTTCATTGATTCAAGCTCGCCCTTTGCGTTACCGTCTTTAACCGGCAACTGCTGTCTTGCCTTCGTAGGATAGTCATCGCCTGTCAATTGTTCCCACATCTCTCTGCGGTTGTCTTTAAGGCAAGTGTTGAGATACGACATAACAACCTGCTCAAACGGTACTTTACTGCCGAACCTGTCAATAAGCTCATCGATAATCTTATTCATATGCCGCCTCGCGTATTCTTTCGGCTTTTTGTATGCTCTGACCGAGTTCCACAGCTTGATATGTACATTCTCATGTGTCAGCTCATCAATTGCCTTTGCCTGCAACTCGCACAGTTTAACGAGGTCAACCTCATCTTTACCGTATTCCTTGCAGACTTCCGAAAGAGTTACACTTGCACTCCTCACGGAGTCAATCTGCTGTTCCTGTTGGACCAGCAAATGTTCTGTCTTGAGCTTCAGTTCACGATACTCCTGAAAGAATTTTAATTTATATGCGGCAGTGTACTTCTCTGATAACAAACCGACCTTGCACATACTGTATGCGTTGGCAAGCTCCAGCACCAACAAACGGTCAAACAATTTCAACGACACGACTTCGAGATGATTAACCTCTCCGTCAATCCATCTTTTTGCCATGTCATTGAGTTCGTCAAGTGTTTTGTCATTCATCAGCTACCACCCTTGCCTTGAAAAGGTTCTGAATAGGTATGCCGAATTTCTTGGCAAGCCTCGACAGTTCTTCCACCGTAAAAGTACCCGGATCTTTAATTCTTTTTCTGTAGGTGCCCTCGGAGCACTGTGTCACAAGAGCCTGTCCTTCACGGTCAATACTTCTGATTTCTGCCTCATACTGTATATTGGCAATCAGCTGTCTTTTCATTTGGTCCTCGGGCTTGGCTAATTTTCTTGGCATTTTTTCTCACCCTTTCGTTATTTATTCCTGTAATCTGGTATCGACTTTTGCTTTAGTAGCTTTCATAAACTTGCGAAAAAATTTCACTCGGATGATATGCAGGCATCAGATTTATTCTGTTCGGACAATTCTCATCGGGGTCTGCAACACCTTCTTCAATTTCAAGCAAAACTTTTTCAGCACCATCTCGTTTTAATTCGTTAAGCTGACCGATTAGGTCATCAATTCTTACTGTAATTCGGCTCACTTTCTCACCTCGAGCACACAACGAAAATCCTTGTCTGCATCAAGGTCAACATGCGCAGGGATTTTGTGCCTTGGGTTACCCTCTACAATAGACAAATGCACCGTTTCATGTCCGCTTGCCTTGATTTCTTCAAGTTTACTGATTAAGGTATCAATTTTTACTTTAATCATCTTCATTGCTATCACCCCCGTTGTCAAACATTCCGAGTTTGTCGCCCAATGCAATAATAGCTTCAACAACCATTGCTAACTCGCTGCCTTTAATATCGCACATACGATATCTGACTTTGATAGTTTCTTCTTCGTTGTCGATTTCATCAAAACCAACAACTACACCTTTATTTAAGGTTTCTATTTCGCCGTTATCGTAATTAATAACAATACTCGTGATGTTACGATTATCCATTCTCTCACCCCCCTTGTCGGTTCTTGGGTCAGTCTTTGCATTTGAAAACACAGCCGTAGTCGCTGAGCATAATGCGAGCCGGAATACCTTCCTCGGCTTCTTCAATTATGAGGTCGGCACATTCGTAGCCGTCTTTTTGCAACATTTGAAGCTCTTTGATGAGGTCTTTAATTCTTACTCTGATTTCATTCATAATGATTCTCCCTACTTTTATTTTCCTGTAATGTGGTATCGGTTCTGTCTTGACCGTTATGTTATAATCAGAACGAAAGAAGGTTTGATTATGAACACAAAATATAAAGCTACTGCACAGCTGTCATCAGACAGCTATAACAAATTTACTGCTCAGACATTGTCTGAGATTTATAATCTTTTAAAAGACTGCATTCCTTTTGATTTTTGCAAATGTACCTTTACATACTGTTCCGATAACACAACCGTTTCGGCGGATATAAATGACATTCCTAAAAATCTTAATGTAAAAACCTTTGAATTTTTCGTATTTGATTTTTCACAGAATGATGATTATATTACCGCCTCATTCACTCCCGATAACATTTCCGTCACCGTATGCCTGCCTATTGATTTCAAAAGCAGTAAAGCACTTGCTGAAAACATTCTCAAACGCTTACAGAAAGATTTCTTTAACTACTATGATTCCGTATCCGACAGTCGTACCGATGCAAATTCCCGCAATAAGAAGCCGTGGTATAAGAAACCGTCTTTCTGGAAAATCATCGGAACTATCGTTGAGATTGTTGCAATGATTATTGGAACGATCTTCACATACTTCATTAAAGGTTAGTACCGCCTCTATAGTTTTGGAAACTGCGAGAATAATCATAAGTATCAATATGATAATGTCACCCATTCCTCTCACCCCCCTACTTTTGTTTTATGTAATGTGGTATCGGTTCTTTACAAGGTATTAAATTCTCTTAAAGCTCTTACGACCTCGGGCAGAACTTCCACTTCTGCCTTTGAAGGTCGTTCTTTTTTTGTAACCTTATCAATGAAATCTACAAGGCACTTTACAACCTTTGCTCTGTCATCATCACTCATCATTCTTCTCACCTCCCTACTTTTGTTTTATGTAATGTGGTATCAGGTTTAAAATAATTTGACATTATACAAAAATATTTGTATAATTAAATTAGCCTATTTTTGGGCAAAAGGAAGGAGTTGGTTATTTTGACCAAACTTTTGACTTTGCCGGTTCCTGTTAAATGCGAATGCTAAGGCTATCACAGCGGAGCCAAACCGCTTAAGTGACGCAGTAAATCAAGAAATCGGTAGTCCTTTTGCTGATGTCAGATGTTGAGACGAAGTTCACTGGTTCCTCACCAGTTAAAAAAGCGAGAGAAACCTTTGTACTCACTTCTGACTGCAATTTACACAGGTAAAAAAATTGGGAACAAGTACCGATGAAAGGACCGTCGGTGCTTGTTTTTTTATGTCAAAAACAACTCTGCCCTTTTGCTCAGGTCTGCTATATCAAGACATTCACAAACTTTTCTTGCTTCTCTTAAAGTAAATTCGGACTTACCCGTTATTTTAGATGAAAGAGAGTTGGGTGATATGTCAAGTTCTTCTGCAAGTCTTACCTGTGTGTAGCCTGCATTTTTTATTAACTCTTTGAGTTTCTTAGAATTGATTTCCTCACCCCCTACCTTTATTTCCCTGTAATGTGGTATCGGTTCTTTACGCTGTTTGCTTAACTTGTATTTCATCTCAACTCGTGATATTATTTATAATCAGAGAGGAGGTGAGAATATGTCTGCGATTAAAGTTAAGGTTTCAGAATTATATGAACAAGTAAAGTTGATGAAAGATGACGGCATGATTTATGCAACTTTGTCAATTTTGGAACAAGACCCTAAATATGATGTACCAACTTCTTTATTTATAGAGGCTTGTAATGACACCGACCCTATTGATGTCTCATATGATTCTCTTTACAGTGTCGAATAACTGATAACATCAAATCGGTTGAGCTTTATGTTCAGCCGATTTTTATTTTGTAGTTTATCTTACTTTCGGATGTATGGTTTATACGGTTCATCAATTGTTTTATTTTCCATATCACATCTTCTTTTTGATTGTCACTACTGAAATTATTCAAGCGTATAACAACATCGTGTTTACCTTTTTTGTAGTTCCTACTTTTAATGTATTTAGCAAACATTCCTCTCACCCCCCTACTTTGGTTTTATGTAATGTGGTATTGGTTCTTATGCGGTTTTCTGTGAACAGAAAAGATATTCCATTCTCATGTTACGGAAGAAAGTATCTCTGATTTTAAATGCTTCAGGAATAGTAAAATCAGTTATCTCATCTAACTTATTGTCAACAGTTCTCAGAGAACAACCTAAGAGATTCATGATATCTTCCTTGCTAACTCCAGTTCTTGCCATTTCAGCTTTGAGATTTTTCATTACTTTCACCTCCTTAAATTGCCGATATAAGCAATTTCTATCATTATAATATATCCGATATCCGCAATTGTCAATACCTTTTTTGAAAAATGTTTCCGAAGTCGGCAATTTTTTATTGACTTATAGATTTGAAGGTGGTATTATTCAGTTGTGAGGTGAAAAAAATGTGGCTTGAATCGCTAAAAAAAATGAAAAAAATTTCTGGGAAAACATCAAAACAGATTTCAGAAGAAACCGGAATTTCAAAAAGCACAATTGATAAATTGTTTGCCGGTCAAACAAAAGAACCTTTTCTGACCAGTACAAAAGCTATAGTACATAGTATGGGTTTTACTCTTGATGATTTATATGACTTGAGTAACAGTCAAAGCTACACGCAAGTTGAAAGTAAACTGATTTCCAACTATCGCCTTCTGAATGACAGCGGAAAAGAAAAATTGCTTGAATATTCAGAAGATTTAATCGGCAACGCAAAATACACAACTCCCGATTTTTCAGACATAAAAGAAAAACACGCCTGATTTCAAGCGTGTAGGAAATATTATTTATATTGAATTTTGAATACTATAAAACAAGGAGGATTCCGTATGTCAGCAAAAGAAAAAATTATTAACCTTATAAACGACTTTTCAGAAGAACAGCTTGAAGAACTGCTCACTATGTTGCAAAGTTTAAGACATATCGTAGATGACGCAGAAGATGACGCTTACTGCCAGAAACTCTATGACGAATACAAGAATAACCCGTCTGACTCAAGCGAAAATGTCAGCCTTGAAGATTTTGCCAATGAGTTGGGGATAAATCTGTGATGAAGTATAAAATTGAACTGAACAAAAAGGCTCAGAAGTTTATTAAATCTCAGCCCCGTAATCAACAAGAACGGATTTTGAAAGCTGTTTCAAAACTTCCTGACGGTGATGTAAAAGCCTTGTCAGGAAACAGCAACGCTTACCGTCTGCGTGTCGGCAATTATCGTGTTATCTATGAAATCAATAACGATATTCTTCTTATAACAATTGTTGATGTCGGCAACCGTGGTCAAGTCTACAAGAGAATGTAAATATTAGAGTTCAAAAAAAGAAATACATGAAAAACATATAACTCAACTATATGGTACTATGGCAAGCTATTGCATTGAGCACAATTGCCCTAAAGAAAATGTTAAGGGAGTTTTAATAACAAATATTCAACTATCTCCTATGGCTAAGAAAATGGCAAAATACTTAGGTATAAAATTCAAAGAAAATATTGAAGTTGATGATTACCCATGTATAAAATGTAATATTGGTCGTGATATGTATGGTGAAACAAAAATATATCATTTGCCTTTCGACCAACAATATGATTCTACTAAAATTAGCAAGAAAGGGGAATTCTACGCAATGACGGTGGCTGAAGCAGAAGAAGCAGGATTTAGACGAGCCTTTAAATGGTTTGGTAATTAAAAAATCCCCGTACTGCTGGAACAGTACGAGGAAAATTGAAAGGGCGTCGGCATTTTTACTTGGTGGAACAAGAGCCGATACCACATTACAGGAGATGATATTATGGCAAAAGCCAAAAAACTGAAATCGGGCAACTATCGTGTTTTAGTACCTGACTACAAAGACGAAAACGGTAAATGGCACTACAAGTCATTTACAGCAAAAACGAAAAAAGAAGCCGAGTACATGGCAATGGAATTCAGCCACAACAGACAGAGAAGTTCGGCAAGTTATGACGATCTCACGCTTAAAGAGGCATACGAAAGATACATAGGTATCAAGCGAGGTGTGTCAAGTCCGTCAACAATTAGGGGTTATGAGCAATACCAAAATAAATATTTGCAATTGCTTATGCCAATGAAGCTGAGGAACATCACCGCCGAACTTGTTCAAGCTTCCGTAAGCGAACTTGCAGTCACACATTCTCCTAAGAGTGTTCGAAATATATACGGATTGTTTCACTCCGTAATGAGTGTGTATTATCGTCAATTGGATTTATCCAAAATCAGACTTCCGCAAAAACAAAAAGTTGAAGTTGCCGTGCCAACAACAGAACAAATCAACACATTGCTTGACTTTTGCGATGATTATGTTAGAGTTCCCGTGTTGCTCGCAAGTCACGGATCTTTACGCCGTTCTGAGATATCTGCCCTATCTCCTGACGATTTTACAGACTTCGGTGTTATAATCAACAAGTCACTTGTTCAGGATTCGGGCCAAAACTGGATTTTGAAAAAAACTCCAAAGAGCTTTGCCGGCAACCGTGTTGTCCCACTCGACAGAGAACTGATACAAGAATGTCTTAAATGGAATCACTTCGGTATCAATCCGGGCATCATTGACGACCATTTCAAAAAGTGCCGAAAAAATTCCGAATTACCGTATTTCAAATTTCATTCATTGCGCCATTATTTTGCTTCCGAACTGCACGCTCAAGGAATCCCCGACAAATACATAGCCGAGATAGGCGGCTGGGAGAATGTTGAAACTCTCCAACGAATTTACCAGCACACTCTCAAAGACCACGCAGATGAACTCACAAAGAAAATTTTAAATGTTTTCGCCTACTCAAATTCCAAAAATAAATCCGATCGCAATTCAAAATCAGAAAAGCCAGCGTAATTTATTCATTTCGTGTTGGATTTCGTGTTGGATTTTAAAGCAAAAAATCAATTTTTAAAGCAAAAAATCAAGTTTTAACGCAAAAAAATGTTTTTCAAAAACCAGCAAATAAGCCGATAAATACTGAATAAGGCTTGTTTGCTGGCTTTTTTGTTTGGCTGAGCCGGCGGGATTCGAACCCACGGGTGACGGAGTCAAAGTCCGTTGCCTTACCGCTTGGCGACGGCTCAGTATATATTCTGCTTTTATTGATTATTAAAAAAACAAGCCGCCAAAGAATTTCTTCAGCGGCTGTTGGTGACCCATCGGAGATTCGAACTCCGGACACCTTGATTAAAAGTCAAGTGCTCTGCCAACTGAGCTAATGAGTCAAATGGGGTGGAATGCCGGATTCGAACCGGCGGTCTCCAGTGCCACAAACTGGCGCGTTAACCAACTACGCTAATCCCACCATAAGTGGCGCGCCAAAAGGGACTCGAACCCCTGACCTACTGCTTAGAAGGCAGTTAGTCGAAGTGCCTACTTTTGGCTTAAACACTACATTTTTTGAATTCAAAATTTGAATTTGACAACAGTTTGACAACAGTTGTGACTTTGAAAATGTTGTCTGTTCTCAACTCAACAGTGACTATTATAACGGATGGAACGAATAAAGTCAAGAGTTTTTGAGAAAATTTATGGTAAAATTTTATGAAATTTCAAATTTTTCTTTCAAGTAAAATAAATTCTCGACCTTCGTTCGTTTCAATCCACTTCTCAAGGGAACTTTCTCTAACAACATACCTATTCCCCACCTTAATCGAAGGAAAGCCTTTTTGTCTAACCATTTTATATGCAGTGTTTTTACTGACACCAAAAATTTCCATAATATCCTTTGGAGTAAGCATTGGTTTCATATGAACACCTACCTAACTAATATTAAATTGTTATTATTTCTATTTACTTTTCAACCAATTTCAATACGCTTTTTAGCGTCGCTTTCTTGCCGTTCAACTTAAATTCATACCCATTTTTGTTCATGCTTTTAAGCTGAGTTTCTGTTGGTAAACAGCTTATATCGCTACACATGAATTTGCCTTGTCCGTCTTTATAAACTTCAAACAACATTCAATCCATTCCTTTCTCTATCCTCGTTAATAGCATCCATTTTATCCTCTCGGTCAATGTAATCCACAATTAGTTGTACGGCTTTATCGTATCCTTTTTGGTTGCCTTTGACAATTTCATATGGGATATTCTTGTCAATTAGCATTGATTCAATTCGTGTACCTATATTATTTGCTTCGGTTTCGGTTTGTAGTCTGCCATTCGGATTATATTTTTTAACAGGCTTAACAAAGAAATTTAAGTTATCAAAGAGAGAACTGAATGCTTCGGCGGTATCGTTTACACACTTTTCAATGGATTTTGAGGGGTAAAAACCACACTTTTCAAATGAGTTATAAATTTCGGTCAACAGGATTGGTGAGTCAGTTACAATTACTCTAACCTGATTTCTCAGTCTCCAAAATCTTTGTGAGTGTAAGCCCAATATGTATAGCTGATTTGTCAAGGCGTCATCGTTATGTTCCCATACCATATCCTTAACGGTTTCGGTTACAAGTTCCGTGTCAATACCCCTCATTTTCAACTGACTAAATATATAAGCAGCTCCTGTGGATTTACCACAGGAAGGCTGACCATAAAGATTAACTACAATCGTTTGTTTATTCATTTGACACACTCTCCTTATAGAACGGATCATATTCTTCTGGCTTTGCTTTATTTGCCCATTCTACCCATTTGAGAACCTTATCACGCAATTCATCGTCAAGTAAAAATGGTTCTCTTACTAATATCAAGTTTGGATTTTGTTTCATTATATTTGCGTTATCTAATATGTCCTCATAATCTACAGGACGAATCAACATTTTGGAGTATACTCTATACCCATGAGAGGTAAGCCTTTTGGTGCAACTTGCTTCTCTGAAACGAAATGGTTCTGTTAGATGTGGATTGAGTTTTAAATCATACTGTACAATATATCCAATTTTCATTATATTATCTCCTATTCGCTCTATATTATTCTGGCTTTTTGTCGTGGGCTAAATTAACTTTTTCCATCTCTTCTGCATAAAAATGACTCACCGAAGGGATTGCGTTAAATTTATCCACAAAGGCATTCCAATTATTCTGAATCTCCCATTCGATAACTTTCCATAAGTTAGCAATTTCAGCGATATTCACTTCTTTATTGTCAATTTCTACAATTGTATTTCTTTGACCACAATCTGTCTCCCAAACCCAATACGATATCCAAGTCTCACCGTATTCATCAGGCTTAAGGTTTAAACCTTTTTCGAGACAGTCAATAAGTTCATCTTCCATAGTTACACCATGATATGCAAATGGCGATACATATTCTAAAACCAAATCACTATACTCATCACCAAGATTCAAAATCTTATCTTCAAGTTCATGGATTCTTTGAATTTTGGTAAGATATCTTTCAAAATCTTTATATGTAATCATAATTATTTCTCCTTACTGCTTTCCTGTTGAGCCAAAACCGCCACGACTTTTTGTGTCAAGACATTCTACTTCTGTAAACTCAAAATCAGGCTGTTTCTGTGTGATGCGAAACTGACAAATTCTATCGTTTTTATGTATGGTTGTATCTCTCATTGCAATTACGGGCATACCCCATTGGTCGTTATCGCCCGAATAGGAGTTGTCAATTACTCCCATGTGATTTGTCTGAATAATGCCACAGTTCTTGTAAGTGCTACTTCTTGGCACAATGTGAGCTTCATAGCCAAACGGCAACTTCATTCCTACTCCGAGTGGAATAATAGTAAACTCACCCTTTTTGAGTGTGACATCTTTGGCTGATCTCAAATCAACCCAATCTCCGTTTGGAATTTGTTTAATCTTTTCGATGTCTGTAAAGTATTTAATTTTAATTTCCATATTTAACTCTCCTTAATTATTTTTTATCACTCATTACTTGACCGATTGCTGAAAGTAAAGTTGCTACCGCAGTCACAATAGAAAAACTCCATGCAATAATAAAGCATCCATCAGGTACTATAATTCCATTTGCGTTCAATAAATAAAGTGATATAAGGCAAATTATCATTCCCATATATTCGTTATCCTTTCCGTGTTAATCAATCACATCCACATAGTTATACAAAATATGCTTTTGCTTTTCTGAATCCGAACCAAATATAACATCAAGGTGATAATGTCCCATATACCAATGTTCATAATCCAACTTGTTATCAATGTACTGTAGGTATTCGGTTAAAGTGTCCGGACTGTACCCCACATTGATACAACTGGCGATAAATTCGGTTGGAGCACAGTGCGTAATTACACAATCTACCTTCCAGTTACACTTATCAAGATTTGTCAATCCTTCCTGCATTTCAGCTTCATTGGGTAATTCTTCTTCCCACCAGTCAACATTCTTTGTGCGATACTGTATATCATGGCTTGATGCACCGCCCATTGTAAAAAATGTTTTGCCGTTAATTTCAAACACTTGTCCACGCATTAGATGATAAATATTATCTTCAATCTGATGTACCTTTCCACCCCATTTTTCAGTTACAGGGTAACGATTCAGCAAGGGAAAGTTTTCGTGGTTTCCATCTACAAACAAGGTTGTCCACGGTTTGTTATTAAGCCAATCTCGCCAATACATTTCAGAATTTCCATTATTCCACACTAAGCCAAAGTCACCACAAATAATTAGGTAATCATCTCGTGTTAGATTGTTACCCATTGGAAATCGTTTAGAACTCAGTTTGTGTATGTCATATTCACCATGCAAATCACCAGTAATGTAAAACATATATTTCACCTCTTTCCTTTTAAATCCTAAATTTTATTCTTCCCACCATGGCTTGCATGAAATTTTTAATCCACTTGTTAATGTTTGAATCATTTGTAAAATATCATTATTGTCAAATACTGCAAATAAATCTGTATCTCTGTATTCCCCAATATTCCAATCGAAATCAAACACCTCTCCATCTTGAGGAATTATACATTTTGCACCAAAATCGCCGTCAGTCACCATAAGTTCTGAAGTTAGCACATCTGGTGTATATCCTGCAAAAACAATACCTCCGTCTGGAAATTGTGCTATTAACGATTCTAACTCACTTTTTGATAAAACTTTCATTCTTCCACCGCCATATATGTTTCTTCAAAGATGTCCTGCCTACAAGGATAAATCTCACCTCTGACACCCTGAACTATGTAGCTGTTAAAACTGCATTTCATTTCACCTTCAAGTGTATGGATATATAAATCTCCTTCATCTTTATAATAAAGCAAGCCATCTTCATACGCTTTAATCGCCCATTCAGGAATACAATATTCCCCATTTTCAATAAAATCGCCTTTATACTGGAAGGCTTCAATCGGTATTGCTTTTTTAATGTATTTCATATTGCATTTACTCCTTTATAATTTATTTGACAATCAGGCTGCATAACATTACGATTGCAGACAATAATGCAATTACCGCTGTACAGTCGTGAATGTTTTGCAGTTTTGTTATATTGGTGTTTGGATTTTTTCTTGCATATCTACATAACATTGCATCAAAACCTATACCAAATATGCAGATAAATTCACAAACTGTGTATAACAAATTGTTTCTCATAATTTCACCTTAATTAATCCACTTAACAATTGTGTCTCCTTTATATCCCTTTTGCCACACATACCAAGCATAAGCTACAGCACTACCACCGTCTGCCCGCATTTTATCAAATTCTCCATTTTTGGCACACAAAAGTCTTGAGCTCGATACATAAACTGTTTGTGGCGGATCAGTGTCAAATAATTTTCTTCGTTTTTTACCCTCAAGAAATTGCAGTTTAAGAAACATTGCCACTTTGTTGCCTTCTGTAACTGTATCTAACGCTTTTTCTACAAATTCATAAGCATATTTATAAGGTGGGTTTGTAATAATACTGCCGTTCCACGAATTAGGTTTTGACTCTGCTAAAAAATCGAATGTTTCAGACATTCCTCCGTCACGATAAATTAAATCTGTTGATTTAACATTGTACCCGTGAGCCTCAAATACTTTAGACAAATGGCATTCTCCACAAGCACATTCCCAAATGTCAGTAGCGAAATCTTCTACTTGAAGTAGAAGTTCAGCAGCTTTAGGTTCTGTGGCATAATAATCATTTGTTTCTCTTACTTTGTCTGTATGGTTAGAAGCACCTAATGTTGTATAAATGCTTTTACCATTTCCTGTCCAATCTTTCAAACAATCTCTCCTTTTAAATATTTAACATAAGTTTTTAATGTGTTTTCAAAAAATCTATCCCATTCGTTTGATAAATTGTATATGTTTGATTTCTTCATCAAGTCAGTGTTCAAAAACATATTTTCAACAAAAACAACTGGTGGTATTTTATCGACCAACACAAAATTCTTGATATTGTGAAACACAATCCAAGCTTCATTTCTTAACACAATGCTTCCCCAACTATCAGGATACATAAATTTATCTAAGTAATTTTTGTCGCAATTAAAATATCTCTGTAATCTATATGTAAGCGGTGTACCTATGTCTTTAGGGGCAGGTCTATGCGATTTAGAAAAGAAATCCCTATGTTTTATCCATAAGTCATTGTCCTTTACAAAACAATGACACTTGCATTTATTCGGTATAAAATCAACAATAAAACTCGATTTAATACCTTTTAATTCTACTGGCTTAACAAGTTTTGGTTCTCCGTATAACCTATATGAATAAATTTCGCAATAAGGCGAACTGGAAAAGTATTTTTCACAAACTTTCTGTGGTGTTGACATTTCATATGTACAAGGTAACACTTTACAATCATTAGAAACGAACTGATAGTCGGTATAATCAAAATAACTGTCATCATTACAGTCTTTAATCAAGCGGAATCTCAAAACCCCATATGCTGTATCTGTTTTGTACCACTCACGATCACAATTATTGTTTCGATGTTGAATGCCTTCTAACATTGCATTTTTCAGCATTTTGTTAATATACGATAAATAGTCCCTATTCTTATAAAGTGTTACACTTTCAACGACTTCATCTTTAAAACAAGTTATTGCATCTGTTTCGGTTTTGGCATACACGATTGGTTCATACTCTTTATCTTTTAGTTTTAATTTCCATCGTTTCATTGATTGCTATTAAATGTCGAGTTCCCTTTCCGACAGAATTTCTCTTGCTAATCTCATTGCGGAACTGTGAGCGAATTTACCAAAGTCGTAACCAACCATTTCAACAACATCTTTTTCCTCTTTAAGACAATCATAATAAATGTCTTTTCCAATATTTTTAGCAATTATTCCCATTTCTGTATTGCTCCAATTTTCAGGTATAACTCCATTATCAACCATTTTATGTATAAGTTTACGAACTCTTGCTTTAGTAACAACCGTGCTTACTAAACGCTGATTCTCCGCTTTTTTGGCTAATGCGTCTGTGTCAACCATATGACTTTGTTTGTGTCCTTTCGTTTCACAAAACTGTTCACATACAAGCTTCACATAAAACGGCAATCTTGTGTTTGGATTATTTAAAGTTGTTTGGTTTTTTACAACTACACCTTCTCCGTATTCGCCACCCATTTGTGTTTTACCGATATAAGATTTCACATCGTCCCAACTCGTAAACCTACCTCTGTAAAAGACAGGAACAAATGTGAGATTAAGTTCTTTTACAATTTTTTCTGTTTCTGTTTGTTTTAAATACTGTTGTGTGTTGGTATCATATACATCATAACAATATGCTTTGTGGTATTTGTTGTCAGGATATTTTACAGTATGGGGTACAAGCCACTCCATAAACAATATAAGATTACTCCCCAATACCGTTTTTAATTAATTCTTTATCAAGTGTTTGAGACCAATTCCAAGCCCCTCTTAGAGTGTTGGTTTCGTCCAATTCCTTTCTACGACTAAATGCTTTGATGCTATCACTTTCGGCATCGTAACGAATTGAAAAGTTCGCTCCATCAATTTTCTCTTGAATTACAATTTCATCACCTTCCGAAAACGCATCTAAATAATTAGGTTTAAGTCTCTCAATATCTAAATAATGCTTCTGCTGTATAATAATCAATCCTTTCTCGGTTTTCTTCCACAACTGTATTTCTCAGGGCAATATCCAAGTGTTTCACATTTCGGTTGCATAACCATAGGAATTAGTGTTGCCCACTCTTCCGAATAGAGTTTTAACTGCTTTATGTATTCGTTAAAGAGTTCTCTATACTCCCAATATGCTCTCGAACACATTCTCTGTTCTGCCATACTAATAACATTTCTGACATTTCGCTTGTCTACAATTTTAGTTGCCATACCCAACGGAAGTAACATTGCGGCATCCTCTCTCTTGACACCACTTTCTTCAAGATTTTGAAGTGTTTGGCTTATAGTGTCAATAGCGTTGTTGTACCAAGCTTTCTGTTCTTCGGTCTGTACTGTGTTGGGAATTATGTATTCAAAGTTATTGTAGTTGACATATCTTGTGCTACTTTGAAGTCGTGTAGGACTGCCACCAATATGTGTATACCATTCCCTAATTACTCTTGCTGAGTAACCTTCAATAATTGCTTCAATGTTTACAAATTCAAACACTCTACCGTGATTAGACTTAATACAATCAAGACCTCGTTTGTAGTTTTTTTCGCTGTCTGTAATATCTGCTCCCCAACATATACCTGCTCGTCTACCCATTAACGAAATTGGATCAATGGTTGTTTCTGGTAAGATTGTGATTTTACCCATTTAGTTTTCCTTTCTATGTATTTTTTATCAAAACAAATTACATCCTTGTTCTATAAATTCAACATTTTTTTGTCTGTACTCTTCGACAGTTATACCAAATTGTTTGCAAAAACATTTAGCACATAAAACTTCTCTATTGTCTGGCTTATTCTCAAAGCGACCACATAACTTATAAAACATGGAAATTTCGTTTTCCTTCATTGCACAACCGCAATTTCCACAAACTCTATTAAAATATTTTTTAGCCATATTTTCTGAGAGTCCTTTAAGTTCGGCATACCATCTCACATTTTCTTTGGTTGGCTGCTTTTTTAGAAAAGCAGTGTTTTTACATACAGGTCTTTTCCAAGCTCCATTCACCCATTCTTGCTTGGTGTACCCTAACCTTTTACCTGTGGCTATATCATACTGTTGCTGTGCAGCTTTAACAAACCATTCATATTGATGTGGCTGATGTATTTTTATTAACTCATCTTCATAGTTTGAAGAATAAGGACAGATTACACATCCAACTCTATTTGCACCATTTAAGTATCTCTGGTTAATTGGTAGATTCTTTATCATCAGGAGTAGCCACACATCTATATTTTGTAAATCTATAATCGGAGCTAATTTAATCCATTTTTTTGGAAAACACGAAGAACCAAATAAAGATTTATTAAAATCATAATCCATAAAAAATTCATATTTTGCTCGCTTAGTGCTTTCAAACTTTCTAACACCTAATACCTGTGCAATTTCTGCTTCTTTGTCAAATACTTTTTGTGCTTGTCCTTCTTTATACACGGAACAACAGGAGCGTCTGAATATTGAAGGCAGCATGTAATTCTTATTTTGTATCCATTGTCTCCATCCTGTTTTGGGATTTACAATTCTAATATTGGGAATTTGTTTAATTCTTTTATATACATCTGCTGTTTCGTTTGAAGTATTGAAAAATACAAATTCATAATCAGGCGTAAAACCAACAATATTTAACATATCATTCCAAATAGCCATTGTGAGTTCACTATCTTTACCACCTGAATGATTTATCTTATATATCTTTTGGGGGTTGTTTTTTACATAATCAGTTAGTCTGTCTACGCATTTATTATATAAATTATTTACTCGTTCTTTTTCACGCTCTAATGTATCTTCCAGTGACACAGGGGTGTAGTTTTCAAATAAAGACCTGTTGTCTTTTAGTACAGAAAATTTTCCTCCATTTTCAACTTTAAATTTCAGTAAATAATCTGAAGAATATAAATCTACCCAAACAGTTTTTGTATCGCCACCATATATCCAGCACGCATCTGGAAGAGGTGCAATTTGAGGTAATCGTGATTCGATAAACCTTTTTTCTTCGACAAAAATTGGCTTTGCTTTATATCTATTAGTTGCTATCTCCATTGATTGTTTTATTTTACTCATTACATCATCCTCTCTGTATCTGATAAGTTGGAAATAATAATTGTGTTCGTGTCTTTATTATGTATAACTTTGGCATCGGTGTCTAAATGCAAGATTAGAGATTTGCTTTTTGCTCTATAAGGATGAAGAATAATCTGTGTAACAGTATCGGCAAATAACTTAAAACGAGAAGTTTTGTGTTCGATAACCGATAAATCAATCGCCTTAGTTTCAATATAAACTTCATTACACCAAACTAACCCATTATCAATGTCAATGTTATTTGCCATAAAGGTGCCGAGTTGCGACAATTCAAAATCTACCGTTAAGCCGTTTTCTCCAATAACCGTTATGTATGGTTTAAATTTAAACATTTTCAACCTCCTTAAAGGATATTCTGTCTGTCAGCATTCTACTTTCAAGACACATCTTGTAAGTACACATTGCTTCGAGTTGTCTTGAATAGATTGCCCTTGAGGGCTTTGGGACAAACGAAAGTTGTCCGTTGTCCCATTTATTAAGAAACACCCTCAGCTTACTAATCCTATCTACGAGTTCTTTGTACTCGGATAAAAGTCTGGTTTTATAGTCGTTCATTGGTTGTCCTCCTTTTCAAAATAGAATTTCACAGGCTTTTCAACTTCTGTGATTAACCCATATTTCTTAGCCAAACGATAAATAAAAATGTCTTTGAGTCTTGATGTTAGCTTTCCTAACTGCTTTCTGAAATCTGCAATAGGCATTGTTGATTTGTAGAAATTACACATTCTGCAAGCAGGATTATAATTTTCAATATCATTTGCACCGTTATACCAATAAACACTTTCAATATGGTCAACTTGCATATCCTTTAGTTCAAGTTCACAACCACAATATGCACAATGCCCGTTGTATTTCTCATATACTTTAAGTCTTACTGATTTAGGGATAGGTTTTCTTTTCATTTTATCACCCCTCAATTGTGTTTATTTCAAGCGTTGCTTCGTTGACAAATTCAATATAGATATGATGAGTTCTATATTCCAAATAACTAACTAATTGTGTTGGTGGTGTTTCGTTGGTAATCAATGCCGATATAATAGTCTCAATTACTTGGTCAAATTCATTCTCTGATATTGTCAGTGATATGCCGGCGTTAGGGTTGTCCTGTACAAAGCTAAGCAAGGACTCATAATCAATGTTCTTATGCAAAACTAAGCTCCTCCTTTGACTTATACTTTTCTTTATATGAACCGTGACTGTTTGTATGCTTGGCAAGGATTTCCCATTTGTTATCTTCTACCAATTCGTCAACGAGTATTTCGTCATACACGCCCCTAAAATCGTTTGTAATTAACGAATCTTTATAGATGGTGATTGTGCCTGTTTTAAAAGAAATATGGTCATAGGTTAAATATGACGAAGTATTCCAGTATGTATCGTTCATCATCGCCTGTTCGAGAATTGCAACAGAAGTTTCGTCAAAATCTTTGTTATCCTTAAGTACAATAAGGTAGTTGTAATTGTCGTTACTGCAACGCTCAATTGCTCTTTCAAGAGTTCTATCTGTCAAGTAATAAATCATATATGTCTCCTATCTGTTACAATGATTTTTCATAGCTCACATTATTTTTACAACAAGGACAATTTGCCGAAAGAATAAATGTCTTGTATGATGTAAAGCATTGTTTATAGCTTTCTCTGTCGGCTTCAAATACACACCCGCAATTAGAGCAAACAAATCTAAATACAGGTGTTTTCAAATTGCCTTCTCTAATAATTTGAATCATTTTATTCACTCCTGTGTGCAAATTTAACTACCACACTAAACAGTTCACGCATACAATAGCGATTGTAAACATCTTCATTTGCTGTATAAAAATAATCTTCTCGGTATTTGCGAATAACATCTTCTACATTGTTTCTTTGTATGCCTTTTGCTTGTAAAAACTTTCTAAGTCTCTTGTGTGTCATTATGGTTCGCCTTTCCGTTGATTTGATTATTTCTTGTCTCTCTTGCTTTAGCAAGCTGTTCTGCTAACTCTTTTTTTCTTTTATCTGACATTTTATGTTTTCGTGGCGGTGAAATCTTTAACCAACTAACAGGAATTTCAAACATTGCAGAGCCATCTGTATTTTTATGTGTAATAATTACATTGCTGTCTTTCTCGTTTGCATATTTAAGAAGTTTATTTAGCCATTTTCTTTGAGAAGTAAATACAGTCATTGTTTTATCTTCTTGAAGAAAATTAATTGTTGTTTCTAAATCACTCATTCAACTTTCCACCATTCCGTTGCATTTGCAACATATTAAAATCTTTCTTTTAAAAATATTCTTTAATTTCATGTCCACACCACGGGCACCGAACATACATGCAGTTATCATATATAAGGTCTCCATAATGTGTTTCATTGATATTAAAACGAAATTGACAATGACATCTCAAACATTCTTTTGTGTACATTGTTTCAACTACTTGCAATTCAGGTTTGCCTTGTCTAATAATTTTCATTGTCGCACTCCTGTAAAACTCGTGTTTTATTTGTCATTTTTACGCCTCCGTAATTGGCAATGGAGTTGTATGTATAAGCAATGCTGGATTTGTTGCTGTATGATATTTTGCTATTGCTTGTGTGTATTCACTTGCGGTATTTTTCAAATCTATTTCGGATTCAGTTTTAAACTTACAAATTTTATATATTCCAATAACTTCGCTCAGCACTTCAGCACCACACATAATCATATCAATGGCATTAGTCGAAAGGTTTTCGCTATCTGTAACACAAATCGCAACACTTTCTTTGCCATTAGCATTTCGTGCCAGAACCATATCTCCTTTATTAAGGGATTCGTCATCTGGGACTTTGTATGTATATCTTTTTGCGTTTTTATCTTGTAAATGTCTTACTTGTACAATGTTCATTTATTCTTCTCCTTCTTAACTCCATTTTTTTCTTTGTAAGAACAGTTAAATTTCTTATTAATTTCCTCCATAGTGGGTTCTGTGCTACTACACCATATATAAACAGCTTTGTCTGTTACGGTTCTCTGTGGTGTCTGTGCTAGATTGTTGAACGGAGCACAGATGGTTTTAATAAGCTCCGAGTCAATGTTTTTGTCTATAATCATACTATTGTATTTCTTACCTTTACCTTTGTATTTGTCTGTAACCACCTCAATCTTACTATTATTGCTAAATACAAACGAAGCATATCCTTTTGTTATGTGTGTGTAAATCAAATCATCACAATGCGATACAATATGATCACACACAGCAGTAAAACCACTTCCATCTTCTTGCATTACAACAAGTACCATTAGCTCATCTAACTTTTGACACTCTTTAATGATGGCGTCAATCTGTTTTCTGCTCACAAAATGAATCATTTATCATTATCCTTTCCATTTAAACAAACATTCATTTCTTGTTTTTGTGTTGTGTGCATCTATGCTAACTAATGTTGACCTGTTCCAAACTATTTCAAAGTCTTTTGGGGCAACAAGTTCGCTAATATACACATAATTGTTTTTAGACAACTCTCTTGCCCAACTCCAAAAAACCTCGTGGTCAAAAGTTGGATTAATACTGTATGGTTTAGTGTTCAAATACGGTGGATCAAGGTAAAATACACAACCTTTGTAGTGTTGTGGAGCGTACTCCTTATATTCGTTACACTTTAAAGTAATATTGAACAAATTACTTGCCTGTTTTTCGAGGTTGCGTTTACTCCCTTGATACCCGTCACGGGTTTTACTCCCATTAGGTGTTTTTACAATGTAAGGCTTTGCATACCAGCCATCAAACCATCTGCCATTATACGAAGCAAGAAAACCTACATTGCCAACATACCACTGTTCGTATTTGTCTTTATCTGTCCCGTTTTTCCAAGCATCTCTCACAAGGTTGTATGTATCTCTCGACACTTCATCAAGTAAAGGTTTTCCTTCTTGTACTCTTTTGAGCAATGCTATCAGGTACGGATTTATGTCAGAGCCTATACGCTCTTGACAACGAATCTTATCAATTACATTACCCCCCTCCAACAAAGGGTTCTATGTATGTAGTCACATGATTGCTGTCAATACATTCCTGTAATATTGGAACAATATATTTAGCAATACGAGACTTGCTTCCCATATACTTCATTAATATCTCCTTAATCTATATAAATCGTAATTAAGTTGCCCAATTTACGATAACCAAAACAAAGATTGCCACCATCGCAAATCAGAGCCTGTTCATCTTCTGTGAAATTGAACGGATTACTTAACACCTTGTATGTAATGTTACCGTAACCATATCCCTTCTGCGTGTAACACATATAATTCTGCAAATCGTCTTGTGTAACATCGTACTTCTTTGTGTAAAAGTTCAGCCAAATCAATTTTGCTTTCGGTGCAAGTTTCTTGTATATTGCAAGATTTTCTTCACAAAGTTCTTTCTCATTAGGCTTAAATGCCCACCCTGTATTTATCAATGAATTACCTCCTCGACAATCTTCGTTCTTGGGACATACATTCTTCTACGCTGTTTGTCCTCAATTTTTCTGGTCTCTCCCAGAACTTTCTGTAATGATTTTAACGCATCAGAATGTGACTGAATCCATTCTACTAATGGAGCATTAAGTTCTACACTATCTTTTGCTTTTCTACGGTTCTCTCTAACTTTCGTTAAAGCTTTCCCAAGTTTGGCAGTGTCGTGATACGACACATCTTCAAGTTCAAGTTTATGTAAGATATCTTGTGTTTCGTAGTCGTGCAATGATTCGTTTTTAATATTGTTTTGAAAATCTTCAGTTGTTTGTGTGAAAAAGTTGATTGTATCTTCTAACTCTTTAGCTGTTTTGATTTTCGTCATCTCCTTTAATAATTTGTGATTAAAACTTCCGTTGAACTGTTGCCTGTTTTTACCTTAGTTTGATAGTTACAATTATTGTAATCTTTGATTAGATAATGTGTGTTGTAGTTCTTACTCCACTCTTTAAGAATTGTATTTTCTTTACCTTTGTGTTCTGTAACATTCGACAAAGCAAATTTGCCACCTTTTGAGTTAATAATGTCAAGTAAATTAAGAAGCTCTCTCTCATAATCTTCTGACCATTTACAAAAATAATCTCGTTCATATCCACCAACAGTAATAAGATAAGGTGGATCACAATAATAGAAAGTGTTATTAAATTCTGGCGAATCTAAATTCAAATTATGGAAATCGCTACTGTAAAAACTAATATTTTTCTTGTCGATAGCTTCTATGTATTTTACAAGTTTATCCTCTAACGACTTAGAGAAGTAAGACCTGCTTGCACCAGACGGCATATTAAACTCTCTATTCTTATTAAAGGCTATTTGATAGTTGAATGCGTGAGTAATTAAGCAATATAAAACTACTGCATTTTCTCTATCAAGCTTATCTTTCAGATTTGTATTATAGTAACTTCTTAAATTAAGAAATTCTTGCTTACTAAACTTGTTCAATTTGTATGTATCAATCATTTCTTTAACTTCGTCTACAAATTTGCTATCAAGATTTCTGAAGATATTAACGAGTGGTTTACATTTGTCGTTATACACAACCTGTTTTGCATTCACATTTAGTGAAACTTCTCCACCCCCCCCGAACAAATCTACAAATTTATCAATTTTCTTCGGAAAGAGAGGTAGAATCTGAGGCAGCAATTTATATTTACCACCAATATAATTAAAAGGATTTTTCAAATAATCTATATTTACCATCTCCTTATCGTGTTACTACTTGTCCTGATTTCAAACTTTCTTGAACTTTGATTACTCTTTGGTTTGATGAGCCACACCAAGCAAGAGAAATATCTTTTTGTGACTCATCATATTTACCGTCAACAAGGATGTCTATATAAGGTAAGATTTCGTTTACAATAAACTTAGATTTCAATATCTGTTCGTATGTATAACCTGTATATAACCATATTGTTTTGCTTGGTAGTTTGGTCTTGACCGTTTTTACAATATTAGATACCTGTTGTTGATTTACTTGTTCCAATGGGTGTCCACCTGAGAGCGTTAGCCCCGATATATAATCAGGACTTAACGCTTCAAGCAATTCAGTCATAGTGTCATTAGTAAATGGTTGTCCGGCTGTAAAACCCCAAGTTGAAGGATTTTGACAATTATAACAATGTATGGTGCAACCGCTTACCCATAGCACAACTCTGACTCCAACTCCATTGGCAATGTCGTGTTTAGTGATTTTTATATAATTCACTCGTCGTTGCCACCCAAATGTACATATCTTTCTTTGATCTCTTGTGTTCTTCCTTGATTCCAGAAGTTAGTTCCTATATCCTTTTATACCCTCGGTTTCCCGATATTTATTAGGGGAGTAGACTATACAATATCATTGTTTGCATAAGAAACAATTCCCCGAAATTATAGTCGTTGAGCGTCCTCCATCAGCATTGCCTGTTAAGGAGTTTCGTTGCGTAAGAGTGACTTGCACACTCGGTAATCCCTTGCTTAATGTTTTTATGGTTTCTATCCTATCGGACTGACAGATTTAATCCTATACCGCATTCACACTTGCCGTTTCCAGCTATGTTGTAGCCATTAAGGTTATGGGGACTTCCCCGCAGTTTATTCGGTTTAAAGTGGGCTTACACTTAACCCACAAGTTCTCCGACAGATGTTCAATTTACTTTCATCTGTATTGCCACAGTTTGGACACTTCCAAATAAGTTTACCGTTTTCATTTTCTATTACATCAATCTCTCCGTCATATCCGCACGCTTGACAGTAATCACTTTTAGTGTTGAGCTCAGCATACATGATATTGTCGTAGATAAATTGCATAACAGACAGGACAGCTTCTGTGTTATTTTGCAAATTAGAAGTTTCAATGTAACTAATTGCACCGCCCAGACTTAATGCCTGAAACTGTGATTCAAATTTCAGTTTTGCAAAGGCATCAATAGGCTCTCTGACATTTACATGATAACTATTTGTAATGTAGTTCTTGTCTGTAATACCTTCAATAATACCAAATCTTCGCTGTAAACATTTTGCAAACTTATATGTTGTGCTTTCAATTGGAGAACCATACAGCGAAAAACCTAAATCAAGTTGCTTATTCCATTCATCACACTTTTTGTTCATATATCTCATAATATCAAGTGCGAACGGTGTTACTTCCGGATCTGTATGAGATTTGCCTGTCATATACTTTACACACTCATACAATCCTGCATAACCAAGTGATATTGACGAATAACCACCGACAAGCAACTTATCAATGGTTTCACCTTTTTGAAGTCTTGCTAATGCACCGTGTTGCCAAATAATCGGAGCTACATCCGACACTGTTCCTTTCAGCCTCTCGTATCTGCACAAGAGGGCTTTATGACACAGTTCCAATCTCTCATCGAAAATCTTCCAAAACTTCTCTTTATCTTTGCCTGACGATAAGGCTACATCAACAAGATTGATTGTAACTACGCCTTTGTTGAATCTGCCATAGAATTTGTATTCACCATTTTCTTTGTACGGTGATAAAAAGCTTCTACACTGACTGTTCGGTATCAACAGTCTGGACTATATCTTTGGGAGTTATTATGCTAACTCGCTCACTCCGCACTTCCATCTGTATCATTATTCAGATGTACTCTACTCACTTCATCACACAAAGCTATTTGTGCTATGCTTTCGATAGTCTCTTGACCTTACGCATATGCGTCTTGGCACAGGATAGTTCAAGTCTAAGTTTCACCCCGAAAGTCCCCTGTTAGCACACTACTTAACTGTCATTTCCTACAGTTCCTATTCGTGTAATGCACACCATTTTGATTTATGTTCACGGAGTTTTAGATGAGCCGTTTAACCCATCGAAGGGAAACAATTTCCTTCTTTTAGCTTTTTTATCACCTTTTCTGAAATGTAATCAGGTACAAGTCGTTTAGCTGAACATTTTGCGGCAAGCTCTGTAAGATACCAATACTTGCTATCCTCAGTAATGTTGTCCTCTTCAAGTACATAAATAAGCTTTGGAAACGCAGGTGTAATCCACACACCCTTTTCATTTTTAACGCCTTTATATCTTTGATTAAGTGTTTCTTTAATAATCATAGCGAGGTCGTGTTTCTCTTGCTCATTGTTGGCTTCATTAAGATACATAAAGACTGTGATAAAAGGAGCTTGTCCATTAGTTGTCAAAAGTGTTTCCACTTGATATTGGATTGTCTGAACACCTTTGTTGATTTCCTTTTGAAGTCTTTCTTCGGCTATCTCGGCAATCTTATTTTCGTCAGTTTCAAATCCACACTGACTCCACTCTCTTCTCAACTCATCTTTAATGTGCTGTCGGCTAATATTCACAAACGGTGCGAGAGCAGTAAGACTGATACTCTGTCCGCCATATTGACTGCTGGCAACCTGAGCAATAATCTGTGTTGCAATTGTACAAGCCGTTGAAAAACTGTGTGGTTTCTCAATCATAGTGCCACTGATAACCGTTCCGTTCTGGAGCATATCATCAAGATTACATAAGCAACAATTATAAGTATGTTGTGCAAAGTAATCTTTATCGTGGAAATGAATAATTCCTTCTCTGTCAGCCTCAACAATATCTTGAGGAAGTAAAACTCTATCAGTCAAATCTTTGCTGACCTCACCTGCCATATAGTCACGCTGAGTAGGAATGATAGTGGGATTTTTATTTGAGTTTTCCTGTTTGATGTTCTCGTTGCTTAAATCAATCAGTGAAAGGATTGCATCGTCAGTAGTGTTCTTCTTACGGATTAGACTCTGCTTGTATCGGTAAAGTGTGTATCTTTTTACCAAAGAAAAACAACCGTATTTATCTATGTATTCTTCAATTAAATCCTGTATATCTTCAACTGAATAAATTCGCTTACTTCGTCTGAGCTTATCATAAATTCTTGTAGCAATATTTTTAATTTCATCATCAGACAATGTTTTTTCATGATTTATATGAGATTCACTATTTGCTTTTCCAATTGCAGAAATAATCTTATTGCGGTCAAAATCCACTTCTCGACCATCTCGTTTAATTACTTTCATTTAATCACCTATACTTTCAGAGAATATCACCATATGTAAGATTACTAAAATCAAATAAATTATGGCAATTATTACAAGATATTCTCGCTGGGTTTTTATCGTGAAGTGTGATTCTATGTGTAAGCTCGCAGAAAGGGCATTTGACAACAAAAGAAAAAGGAAAATGAGAGATGTATGTACGAACAATGTTATCTTCATTTATGTATGCGACTTTATTTTTTTTACTCGTGTTTTCTTGCCATTCTTTTTTGCCAAGTTTTACACCTTTAGCAAAACCCCTAATGTAATCAGCAGAACCTTCAATTTTGTGTGGATTATCTTCTGCGTTTGTTACGAATAAAACATCAATTTTATGTGCGTTTGCGTACTCAATTTCCTTGATAACACCTGTTGAATCGTACCATTTTTCGCCTGTCACCCATATTTCATCACATTCGGCAAGCTGATACAGACAAAGTTCAAGTCCATCTTCATAAGACATATCATTGTATAGAAAGCCAAACATATGTATCGGTGAAATAAACATATAATTCGGATGTTTCTTTTGCTGTGTTTTAATAATTTCTTCAACCTCTTTGAGATTGTTTTTGTCACCACCGTATTTGTGGCTGACATACACTGTTTTTTCAAATTTCTTCATTCAATTCCTCCTATTTATTTTTTACTATCAGTAAATTCAAAGCATACGCATCACCCCCCCTTTTATTGTTACCTTTAACCCTGTATTAGTCTTTATTTTTGATTGTAATTCGCAACTCTACTGTTTTACCGTCCTTTAAATCCCATTCATACCCACTTGAGATTTGCTTTGGGGAAGAAAATCCACCCAACAATTTATTTACCATATAATCTCTAACAGCTCCATTTGTTTTTATGATTTAATGTGCCAGCGTATATGCCAAAAGCACCACAACCAACATGATATTCTGCCATTTAAGTTCTCCTTTTTGTTGATTTTTAAACTTCATATCTGTTAATCTCTTTAGCTGTCAATCCATATCACGCTCCTTTTTTTCTGCAATAAGATTTAAGCCTTTGTAACAATCATCGCATAGCTGTATTTTAATTTTTCTCTTACTTTTGACAAGAGTTTTAATCCGAGTAAAGTATTCAGTATCGATCCCTACATAAAATTCTTTCATTTTAACTATGTACGGATTTTCGATAATTTTGTAACAACTATCACACTGATAAACTCTCATTTACTTTCACATCCTTGTAAAACTCATATCTGTTATCTTTGTTTTCAGCTTTTATTGCAATCGCTAAATCTCTTGTGCTTATTTCGTCTACACTGTTAATACTTTCCATTAATCTGTCAATTAATAAAATTTTTTCACCGTTTGCAACTGCATCAAGCACATCAGAACTACAAACTGCTTCGTACTTCCTCATTTTTTGCACTTCCTTTCCCAATCCTTTTTCATTGCCTTGAGCTTTTTTGGGCAATCCTTCCAATTGTGATTTTTTCGTTTCCAATGGAAAGAAAAGAGCTTATAGCGTAAGCCTTTGTATTTGATTCCGTGATACATTATTTTGCCTCCCATTCTACAAACCTGTTCACCCATTCTGTAGTTTCTGGCATTGTTTTGAGCAAGAACACACAGTCTTTAACATCTTCCTCAGTGCGATTTGAAATTACATAGTCAACTTTTTCTTCAATATCTTTAAACTCTTTACGGTCGTTAATAATACGCTCCATAGCTTTTACAGTTCCTGTTTTGCTGTCTTTATACCTTTTCTTCATTCTCAAGAATCGTTCAACAGCAGGACAATCTATTAGCACAGAGTCAATTAGTTTATCGCCTTTGTAATTATTTTTAAAATCTTCAAATCCTCTCGGATCAATTATGTAAAAATCAGCGTCATCAATTTGCTGTTGCGTTGCACAATATCTGTAACCGTTAAACTCGGTATAAGCCACGATATTGGTCAGTTTATCAAACTCCTCATCTGTTACAAAAATGTGTGAGTTTGGAGATTCGTTATCTCTTCTTGGTCGTGTCGTATAAGACACAACCTTTTTGCGATTATATTCCTTACAAACTTTGTCTACTAAGTAATCCTTACCAGAGCCTGAAGCTCCGAGAACTAATACAATTGATTTAACAGCCATCATTATCATTGTCTCCTTTTAGTAACTGCTGAAATAAACATTATCCACCACTGCATACGGTGCTCCAAATGAATGATAATAACTCATTCTAAACGCTTTGACATTATAATCTCTGTCACCACTCAATATCCTTTGAGCAACCGAATAAGACAACTCACTCGGATCTCTTGTGTAAAGAATACCTGCCACATTGAATGTATTATAATCAAAAGCTACTGCTCTCAATCCACCGTTGCTGTCAGCTAAATTCATTGCCGTTGAACCTACCAACCACTGACAATACTCACTACAATTACCCGCTTCGCAATAAATTACTCTTGCCAACAAATCTACCTCATCTGACGATGTGTTATATGTATTATTTGATTTTGTAATAGTTTTTGTTTCTGCTTGAACTTCAACTTTTTCTGTTGGCGGTTCTGTAGGAGGAGAGGTTGTTTTGACCTTCTTCTTGTCTTTTTTAGTTGTCTCAGTTGGTTTTACTGTTGTTGATTCTATTGTGGCATGCACGGTTGTAGGTTGCGTTGTTGATTTGACTGCCGTATCTTTAGTTGCTGTATCTCGTGTTGCAGTGTCAGGGGTGGAGATGTTTGGTTCTCCACAAGCCGAAAAGCCAAACATCACACCTAACATTACCCATAAACTTGCTATCTTCTTACCAAATCGGATATAATCACCCTTCCTTAATTTCCCATTTTCTAAATTTATCCACATAATCATCAGTAAAAAACCCTCTGATAATAAGTGTTTGTGGCTTATTTGTGTCTATAAGCATTAATCCAAGTAGACTTTTACCGGACAACACTTCCTTGCCTTGTGCCACCTCAATAATGCCACTCATTAATTCATCTGCTATGTGAAGAAAATTATCAAAATCATCTCGCTGAAGCTGAATGTGTAACATTACTGTTCTATGTATTTTGTTTTCCATAGCTTACTCCATAACCGAGCCTACTGCCCACTTACTAATTACTGAGTAAATATCTTTGTCACACACACAAGTAATAGTATTCCAATCAACATTATGTGCTGCTTTGGTTTTTGCTCTTTCAACACCATTTGCAAGAACAAGACTTGCAAGAAATGATTTACCACTGATAGACCAATCTTTGCCGTTTTCGTCTTTACCGATAAGAGTTACTTCTTCGTCAATCTGACTTACAGCCTCTGTAAAATCAGACACATCCTTAAGTGTAACAAGTTCAATTTTTTGCCTCATTCAATCACCTTTCTTAATTTAGCAATTTATATTTTGTTAAATTCCAATACCCCTTTTTATCTTTGTAAATACCATCTAAAGGCACATAAATTACATCATATTGTTTCAATGGCAATGATGCAAAAAGATAGTGTTTTAATGTTAAACTTCCTTCTTTTCCGGTACCAACCGAACGATACGAAATTCTTTTTGCAAATTCCTCGTTAGTTTGTTTGTTTTTAAGAGGGTAGACATTCTTTACGAGCAGTTTCTGCCTATCTTCAGCTTTGTGTGTGGTTAAATCAATATACCCCAAATATTCTTCCTGTGTTTGAATAATGCGTTTATAATTCCAAGCCTTGAAATTCATTTGATTTGCAATAGTTTCGATGCCATTTAGTATGTTATCTATGTTTTGAATAGTGAACGATTCTTTAATAGTGTTATCTTTCTTTAAGTCTGTACTATTATTTTTTACTATGTCGTACAATTCAAAATGCTCTGTTTGTAATACGGACTTCTTAATATTCTTGCGAAATCCCTTGCCGGTAGACGCTCTAAAGAATTGATAAGTTGCAAGTATGTATAATAGTTTCGATTGAATTCCGTAGTGGTCGAAGAAACCTATTTTAATTAAAATTTCTATTTTAGATAGTCCCACAGAAGTCTCTTGGTCGGAGAGACGAATTACATCTATAAAACTGGTCGGCTGTTGGTTGTAAACTTTAAAAAGTTCTGTGGCGACCTCTTCAGATAAAAATTTAACTGAACCAATACCTTTTGCAATTGCGTGAAGGTCTTTGTTAAAATAATAGTTTCCTAACGAAATTCCGAATTTAGGTAATGTAATTTCAATATCTTTTGCTTTAGCAGCTTTTTCTCCCGTCTGTATTTGTTCATCATTCTTTGCACAGTTTAAATATGCTGTGCAAAACTCATACGGATAATAGTAGTAATAATAAGCACACAAATAACTAATCATACAGTATCCAATGGCGTGATTCATACCAAATTGATAACTGGCACTGTCTTGAATAATCTGAAGAAACTCTTTAGCTTCCAGTTCTGCAACATTTCTTGGAGAATTTGATTTATGACAATAACCTTCAAGTATTGACGGCAATGCTTTAGCCAATCTCTTTTCATCTTTATGTCCGATTGCTCTACGCACATTGTCAGCTTCGCTGCCCGACAGTCCGCATATTTCTTGAAGAAACTTAATTGTGTCCTCTTGAAATATTAAATATCCATTGTTTTTATTAAGCAGTTTATCTATAACCTCTGACGGATTTTTATGAGGTATATGCTTAAATAGCTCCTCTCTGTAAGAAGAACCTGATGGTCTAATAGCAGCCGTGACTATTGCCATATCCAAAATACTTTTAGGCTTATATTTTTTTAAACAATCTATAGCAAAAGGAGACTCAAACTGAAAAATAGAACCTGTAGTTTCTAACATGCTTTCCCATACATTTTGATCATCCCAATCAATCTCGTGAGATTTTGGATAAGGTAAATGAGCGAATTTGCAAGTTTCACTAATAACTTGCACTGTCTTTAATACAAGCAAATCATACTTGGTCAACCCTACATCATGAATTTCATCCATATCAATCTGAAGAGTACAGTAGCCATCTTTCTCGAACACACCGTAATTGTCAGCTAAAGTAATTGGACTAATAACAATTCCTGCTGGATGTACCGACTGTGCATGCTTAATACCTAACAAGCCATCATAGTAATAAAACAATTTCGGATACTTTTGTCTTGCTAAATCAGGATTGGTATTAAAACATTGCTTAATTTCTTTGACTTTTTGAATAGAATATTCACACTCACTAAAATCGGTTTTTGGGTGTCTTAATTCCCAATTAAGTCGAAATGCTTGTCCTATCAGATCAATAGCAGCCAAATCTTTCAGTGTCGAATATGTAGGAACTCTGGCTGTTTTTGTTTTACCGAATTTATCTATAATGTACTCAAACATTTCTGGTCTATCCGATTCTACAACATCAACATCAATATCTCCTACTTCTACTCTGTCTTCATTACAGAATCGAGAAAATACGGTACCCCATTTTTCAGGGTTTAGGTCAATAATATCGGTAACATACGCTGTTCTTGAGCCACCAACTGAACCTCTTGAAAAACCTATTGGTTTTCCTTGATTTCTAAAATGTGAGAGAATTTCACTCATTGAAAGCATAAAACCCGACATACCTACTTTCTTAAAGACTCTCAGTTCTTCAGGTATTGCTTTATCAAATCTATCCTTTTCTTCTGATGAAATAACACCATTATCAAGCTTCTCTTGATATTTTTGATATACCAATGAAGTAAATTTTTGTTCGTCTTTTTCAGCACTGCCATACAAAATAGGGTACTTAATCGATGTATCAAGCATAAACTCTTCGACACTATCTGCCATAACATTGGTGTTGTTAATAGCCTCTATGTATAAAGAACTCGGTATTGCGTCCTGTGTTGCGAAAGCTTTCACTAATTCATCGTAAGACTTATACACTAAGTCCATCTTATCTTCGCCTTCGTAATGTTGTTTTTTAGCATCTAAGATTACTTGTCTACACTCTGCTTTATAAGAATTAACTGAGTGGGCGTCTGTTGCAGCTATTAGCGGAATATGATATTTCTCAGACAGATATGCTAAATGTCTATTGTATTCAATTTGTTCTTTGCAATTGTGTGGTTGAATTTCGAGATAATCATACCCTTTAACTAATTGTTCATACCATGTATCTTCTACAGGTAATTTATTTAAAGGAGAAGCAAGACAGGCACTTGTTTTGATAATGTTGTCAGACAGTGAAAGAAACTCTTCAAACGAGATTCTGCCAACATAATAAAAATGATTTTTGTCAGTTCTTGACAAACTTATAAGCCGGTTGAGTTCCTTAACACCTTCATAGTTTTTCGCAATAAGAACTGTATGATAATTGTCTCGGATTTTGTCTGTATGATTTTTTGTTAAGTAACACTCAACTGCATGTATATACTTAATGCCTTTTAAGTCACAATACATTTTCTTCTTAACCCAGCCCTGCATATTGCCATGTTCTGAAAATGCAATTGCATGCTGTCCCAACTCTACTGCTTTATCAACATAATCTTTGTAATTGGTGGCACTGTCTTTAAGAGAATAGTCTGTATGTATATGGTAAGCAACATAATTGTCGATAATATTAATCTTCCTTTCCGAACACTTCACTTGTCTCGTTTGGATGCGGGAAAGGAATAGACTCTGTGTATTTATTCTTATCCCATGCGTATTGTTTTCCAAACTCCATTTCGTTGGTGTAAAATCTACGAGATGGCGGATCGTACCACATTGGAATTGATAAATTCTCCTGTCCTCTCATCCTGTCTTTTAAAACATCCAATATAACATCATAATTTTTAACTAATTCGTCACCAGTTTGCTTTTCATTGGGTTTCACTCTATATAACGAGAAACTTCGATGAGCGAGATCTAACATACCTCCAGAACCACCAATATCATATTTACAAAGGCGAGTAACCTGCTGTCCTTTTCGTGGATGAATAACCAAAATAATAACAACTTGAAATGTGGCTGCAAATTTGGTCAACCAAGACATGAATGCGTTTTGTGTTTCGTTTTTATTGTTGTCGGTAGCTCCAAGATTGATGACCGTAAGATTGTCCAATATGAGCATTTTACAACCATACTTCCTAACACAATCCTCCATTGATTTTTTGATATTATCGACTGAGTTGTCATAATCATCTTTATAAATATAAAGACGGTTTTTATAATATCCATCAATTTTAGTACGAGCACTTTTACTAACTTTGTAATATACACTTCCTTTACTGTCATGAAACTGATCGATATTGTGTCTACCTGCAAATATAAAATCAATCCAGTTTTTCATCATCGAATTAGGAAGCTCTTTAGAATACAACCAAACAGACTTTTGTTGGTCAAGCGATTGACATATAAACTGTGACAGTAAAGATGATTTACCACTGCCATTAGTACCCGTCAGAATTGTAACTGTACCATAAAACATTTTCATTAGCTTATTGTCTAACTCTGTAATGCCAGTATAAATACCGTCAATTTGAGAAAGGTCAACATCTTCAATGTCTGAAAAGTCAATAACGCTATCAACAGGCGAATCTTTTGCATCCAGTATAAGTTTCAGTACATATTCTTTTCCAAACCAATACAATGTCTCATTGAGATCACTAATAAAAGCTTGACTGCCATCTGATTTTGTTACCGTTGTGGGTAACTGTACAATCTTTGTTCGCCAGTTTCCAAGTCTACTTGAAACCTCTTTAATCATTTTTTGTCCCGCTTCATCGTTATCTGCACATACAATAATATCGGTGAATTGTTCTAACCAGTCCCAATTATGTTCAATCCAATGAAAGTTTCCAGCCCCAAGCGGGACACTAACTGCATTAGTGAATCCCGCTTCTATAGCTGAAGCACAATCAATTTCTCCTTCACATATTAGTAAAGGACTGTCAACATTAACACGATTCATATTGAACAATATTGGACTTGTATCTGCATCTTTTTGACACCATGTTTTTACTTCACCTTTGCTCTTATCTATCTTATGGCTCGGTCGGTATTTAACCAGAGTAAGCACATCGTTCGTGTCGTAATAGTTAAACACTATATTTTCATGAGAGTCTTGTCTAATATCGCAATAGTCAATTGTGCTTGGTGATATTTTTCGTAAACCTAAGTATTCTTCGATTTTGTTTTTTGAGTGACATTCTACAGGTTTTGGGTATCGGTACTGGGTTTTAGTCTTTACACCCATCTCTCCAAACGCATATTTAATGCCTGCTTTTTCAAATAAATACTGAACTGCTTCCAAATATGTATGTCCTTTAATCATATAAGCATCAATAATGTCAGTCGATATACCACATCCGAAACAATGAAAATTATATGTTTTTGGATTGTAAATCCAACTTGGAGTATCTTCCTCGTGGAAAGGGCAACATGCTCTCAAACGACTCTCATCAAAATTTTCAACTTCTAAAATTTGAGCTATTTCAAAAGCATTCTTCTCTCCTAATTTCTCTTTTGCTTTATGAATTTTGTCTTTTTCAATAAGCAAACATAATCACTCCTCAAGAAAATCAAAATCGTCCTCTTCAGTATAGCTTTTAGAACGCTCGCAAAATGCCCGTACCGAACAAAGGTTGTTACAAAAGAAATCATCACACTTGTAATTATTGATATTTTTGTCTTTAGCAGCGTACTGCACGAACACTTTATCTAACCAGCATTCTTCTTCCAGAATTTCATTTATGGAAGCCTCAGCCCAAGACAAAGCTTTCTCATATTCACTCTTATTGAAATCTACGCTTTTCATTTCTCCGAGCTTAAACATATTAAAAATCAATTTTGTGGGATATGTGTGATATGTTTCGTATATGTATTTGGAATACAGGTACAACTGAAAAAGATACTTCCGTAATTCTTGCTCGTTCTTAAAAGCTCCTTTGCTTTTGTGGTCGCAGATAATATACTCGCCATTCTTCTCAAGTATTAAGTCGATAACACCAACAAAGTTATACTCGCCAATTTTGGTTTTAATCTTCTGTTCAACACCGACTACTTGATATTCAGAAAAAGCATCCTCAAAACCTCGAAAATATTCAAGACCTATTTGGTAATATTTCTTATTCATATCAACATAGCGATTTTTAGGGAAATCAGATAAAACCGTTCTTTTATAAGCATTTTTGTACTGCTCTTCAAGATCGAAAATGCTGCTTTGACCTTTGTAATAACTTTCTAACAATTTGTGACATAAAGAACCCCATTGACTAAAAGCGTTTTCTTCTTGGGGCTTCCTATCAATATATGATAAGAAGAACATACGAGGACAAGTCTGATAAGAATTTATACTGGAAAACGACCAGTACCGATTTTTTAATTGTTTTAAGTTAATCAAAATGGTAACTCGTCCTCTGTTTCAGATGTAGTAGATTCTGCCTTTGACGGCGTAGTTATATTTGCGTCATCACCACTTTCGTCACGCTTGTCGTCACAAAACTCTGCATCCTGTATCATAATTTCTACAACCTGACGCTTCTCTTTTTTTTCTGTTTCGTATGTGCGAGAAGTCAGTTTACCATCAATTCCAATCTTTCTTCCTTTTGAAAAATGCTTACAAATAAATTCTGCAACACTTCCCCATGCCACACAGTTAAAAAAGTAATCATCGTTGTCTTTGCCATAAGACCTTACTGCAATTCTAAAATTAACAACCGACTTTCCATTGGTTGTTGTTTTAAGTTCGAGTTCGGTTACAATTCTTCCAATTTCACATACTTTATTCATACTAAACCTCCCATTGTTCAAGTCGCTCAAGCACAATTTTTAGTGTCTCTATATCTGTAATTTTGGTCGGATTTTGATGTCCTGACATATCTGCAATAGAAGCATATAATTTTTTGCTATCAACGCCTTTGGATACCAGTTCTTTACAAATAGACACTACTTTGCCTTTAAGCACATCTAAATCAGATACTTTCTTAGCTTTGGTACGCTTTGCTTCATCGCTCAATTCTTCGCCATACCAAAGATTCAAACCAAGACCAAATAATGCTGCGTTTTTTGTTAGGCATCTCTTAATAGCTTTGTTTACCATCGTAGATTCTACTTGATCGGCTGATACAGACTTATTGCGGTTATCCATAATAGCCAACTGCTCTTCTTGAGTTTCCCCATTAATGGATAATAATGTTTCAACCCAACAGGTTTTTCCGTCAGTATGATAAAGATTACCATTATCGTCTCTAACTACGGTATATGACGACCTTGGAAAATACTCTTTTATGTATGCCCATGCAGACGCCCATGGTAAATAATTCATACCATTTTTAGGCTTGACCTTGCCAGACACATCAATTGATGATAATGTTTGATAAATTGACTTGTTGTCAGAAATAATAATTCCCCCTATATATTAATTTTTTGTTAATTTAGCACAATCATAAGCACCACCTCCTTACAGTTTTATACTTTCTAATATGCAAAACTGACTTAATGATTATTTTTTAAAGGCGAGCTGTACCGCCTTTAAAAATCTTTATTAAACTTTACATAAGTGAATAATACTTATCCTTCCATGCAGTGTATTCCGCCTGTATAGTTTTTAGTTTATCTTGAAAATAAACATCTGTTTCCCCATCGTGTTCGGTATAACTCCGAGAACGCATTAGTTCAGCAAATGTAGGTATGAACCCCTGTTGTTCCAATATGTACTGTCTGTAAAACACTCCACTTTTATATAACGAACCATAAGATAATAATTTCGACAAACGATATGGTTTTGATTTGCGGGTTACACGAGTTCTTAAATATTCTACTGTTATATTGTTAAGACGAGTTGTACCTCTTAACAATTCACAACCTTGAACCCTGTCGAATTTACGAACAATACCATTCCTTGTTGTAGTGGTTAAACATTTCAAAGAACACAATTTGTTGATCGTTATATAAGCTTCAGTTGGAATCTCGTAGAGCGTGCTATTGTATGCAATAATTTTCTTTTCGTTATTGTTATCTATAGATACATGATTGCTTGTAATCTTTATCGTGTCTTCTTTTGGGATGCCCATATAAGCCATCCAGACAAATCCTCTCGACAACAAATCAACATTATCTTCTATTTCCGGTGGAAATACAGCATTGAGTTGAAATTGTAAGTGTTGTGGAGACGAAACCAATACTGTATTAGCATTAATATCCATAGCCTGCAACACATATGAGGATATGTTTGTATCACAAATATGATTCTTATACGCCCAATCTAAGTAACTCCTTAACATCGTGGCATCTCGTTTCCGTGAACCATATGTTTTACTACCTGCTATTTTAACCTGAACTTTCTGAAGATTTTCTTCTGTGAACCGTGAAATGTCTTTTTCAGATTCTTGTTCAAAAATTTCTATACTATTAAACAATGCCGTCGCTAACAGTATATTTTGTTTCGACGATAATGTCGATACAAAAGCCATTTTCGTAGTCTCATTATACATATCATCAGCACCTCGAATAAAATTATATATGTATAATGTATCACATTTGGCATTATTTGTAAACAGAAACAATCGCTGAAAAGTTACATATTAACGCATTTCTCTTTGCACTTCACGATTCCATTCGCAAAAATCATAATACTCCCATCCTTCGATAATGGCAATCTTTTTTATTATATCGTAATCATCATAATAAGTAACACCTGCATCATCTAATATCTGCTGATATTCCTCTCTTTTGCGTCCTCGTTCCGATGTATAATACCCAAACAAAGCGTCTTCAATTTCGGACTGTCTTTCTTTATTGTATCTATGTCTGGAATTCACTCGATCTTTAGCCCATTCGGATTTTGAATGATGCAAAGTGGTCTTCAAACCTTCCGTCACTGTTGCCAAACCAACCAATAATAATTCTCCTATCATATATAACACCTCTTCTTATTTAAGTTTTATCCATATATATCCTACTACCAAAACAACTAAGCAGAGGATTAATTGACCAAAAGTCACGCCATCACCAACCTTTTGTCTGCAAAATCTTGACTTTTCTCCCAAACATGCAGTAGTTCATCAAATGACAAATACGCAATTGCAGAAGAAGCAAGTAAATTTGCTTCTGTGATGCGAGTCATATGATATGAACTGAGTTTTGTAAGTTTTTTGGAGATTCGATCTTTAGAAATAGATATTGGGTTTTCACACAATACTATGCTGTCATACCTAAGACCAGAATTCTTGCTACTAATATACACATGCGTAGGCTGAGATGTCTTTTTTATCGAAGTAGTCAAAGGAAGAACAACAACATTAGGACTGTATTTATTACCAACATCATTTTGAAAAATTACACCCGGTCTTATTCCGCCCTGTGTGTGTCCATCTTGTGGAAAATCTATGAGATATACTTCGCCAATCTTTGGCTTGATTCCTAACATTCAAGCCCTCCTTTCTGGATTTCTTGGCTTTATTATATCACACAGTTCGTAAATGTCAAGTTCGTTTTGTATATTTGTATGCTAAATATTTATCGCCATTGTTAAGCACAATTAGTAATTCTGCACAATTAATATCTATGTATCTTACTCCTGCAAACACTACACTGCTGCTTACAGGTTCTTTTTGATTACTGAATTGTATTACTCTATCATTCAATATCGACCATTTTACCGTATCATATTTTTTGTCGTTGAACACAAAATAATAGTTTTTCAGTACACTCTCCCAATCTTTTAATGCAACTATCATACACATCACCCTTGTATTTAGAACATCCGTTCGATTATTTATTATAACAAGAGAATAAGCTATTGTCAATAGAGTTTGTTATATTGTGCAATTACATCACCTACTAAGTAAATATACTTATCCACCTCTTCAATTGTAGTTCAAATTATTCATATGTGTTCATTCGCCTTTCATTATTATTGTAAATTTTTTCTTTATTATAATCAACCCACAAAATATGGAAATAACATTGACAAAATTTTCCCAATAGTGTATCATCATATTAGGCTTAGAAAATGGGTAGGCTAACGCTGACCATCTTTCGATAGCTTACTTGGTATAGACATCACCAGATTTTCGCAGGTCGAAGTGATGTCTATTTTTTATGTATAAAACCTTTGTTTTAAACATCTTCCGATACATAATGTTCGTACCGTAGTCTATTTAACAATTCCTCAAGTGTAATTGATAGGGCATATTCTTTGTCTGTCATACCGCCTATAATAGATTTTTTAAGACTAAATCTGCTTACTATCTGTATGTCAGGCGAATTTGCAACAGAGCGAGACGAAATAATAACATAACATTTCAAATCTTTACCATAGAGCCGAATATCATTTTCGACTCTTTCTATCATCTCGGTATGATTAACTTCGATTGGTTTATCGTTATTGTCAAACCACGGCATTTAACACCCTCCTTATTACTGTCTGAGCATAATCATCAGTTTTAGCTTTCTCGTCAACATATTCCACCTCGGAATTAGCAAGATTGATTTTAGCAATTACTTTACCCTCTTCGTTGGAACTTGTTGTTCTCCAAGCGTCAATATACATTATATTTTTATCATAATCAATAAAGTTGCTTCTAATTTCTCTATATTTACTTTGCATAAAGCTACATTCCTCCTTATGACGAATCTGTTCTAAAACAAGAATTTTATTTATTGTGTTTATCATACCAAGCGGATTTGTTGGTCAGGTAAAGCACAAAATCTTCATCTTTGTATAAGTCTGATAAAGTATCTTCATACTCTTTGTCATCGCACCAATAAATCCGCCAGTACACGCATCCAATAAAATCCTCATATATACAATCGTTATAATAAAAATTACAGGAATTTAATTCGTATGCTAATGCGAAATACCCAGAGCCATCTTGCAATGTATAACTGCCATCATCGCAACAATAGCCGTTATCATATAACTCATATATAGGTTGCTCATAAGAAGCCTTAACACTGCTCATAACATTCAGCATAGCTTTATATGTTGATATCACCTCAATAATGTTTGATGCTACACATTTGTCAGTACACAACTGATACGAACTGTGTGTTTGAGCAACAACATCATTGGTTCTAAATCTAATATATAAATGTTCGTTATCTTGATTCATTTCTTCAAACGCTTCATTGAAAAATTTATTCCGCCACACTTTATCAGTTGATGCTTTATAATAGTTAATGATATAATAATCAACAAACTGCATTGAAGTAATATCTTTGACAGCAATGATTTCAGAGTTTGGTAACACTTCAAAATTAGAATTACCAATTAACCCACTATCATCAAATTGCAACCGTATTACCTCATAGTTTTTATCATATCTTTTCATAAATATCCCCCGCTATATTAGTTAATAATAGTATCTGCCTTTATTTCTTCAACCGTAGATTAGTACTCAACAATTATTACTGCCTGTCAATAATGCAATCTTGATAGCCTAAACCTGTTAATGCGAGTGCAAACTGTTCGGGAGCAATTAAAATGTCAATATCTTTTTTAAAGTCATCATCTGTAATAGATATAATAATTTGATTTATATTATTGATATTACGAGAAATAGTTATTTTTGCGTTAGCTTTCATTTGTTCACTCCTCCTCACACTGTTTTTTCACTACACTTTTAAAGATAGAAGTTAAAATGTCATTAATGCTTTGAGAATCATTCATCATATGGTCGCCTCCGATCTAAATTTTGTACTTGTTCTAATTGTTAAGCTAATTCTGCGACATAAATATCCCAAATTTCCCACTCTGCATCCGCATCATAATCCTCTTCATCATCCTCATTAAGAGGGATGCTTTGGATGTACAACACATCATAAGTGTATGTATGAAGTCCATGCTCCAATCCCCAAGTTGTTGTACACTTATCTTTTGAAGATTCAAACAACTTTCGAGCCTCCTCTAAAGTGTTAAATCTGCCGATAACATTATAAGTATCGCCTAAACAATTACCTCCGCAGTAGCACGCATGGTCGGCAAGTTGTTTTGTAGTAAGATTATTTTTACGGTTGCGATATTCCCAATTTTCCATTCTTACTTCATATACTTTTTTCATTTTGTATACCTCCATTTTATTTGCTATCTTCAAATGGCTCTCGATAAGAATAGTGATTCTCTGTACAGAAAACACAACCCCACCAGCAGTGTTGTTGTCCACAAGGTCTAACACCATAGCCATCGTACCCTGCATTAAGCTTGCAACCATCACATTCGTCTTCCCCTGTGATTGTACAATATCCTTTCCCATCTGGGCAAGGTCTATATATATATGTGTGTGTGTCACCAGTTTTCCTTTCAACAAAGACTATCTCGCAATTGTCTGTATCGTAAGTTAAAGCAAAACCATCTGTGAAATCTAATGCCTTATTGTTTTTCCAGATTTGCCATTCCTTTACTTTTTCAAATAGTGTTTGCCAATCACCATTTTTGAAAGTTTTTCGGTCAATTCCATACATATCCACTGTATACTCATGACCGCTTGCCTTGTCGATGACTGTAAGAATCACAACACCGTTCTTATAATCAATACAAGCGTTGCCATTTGACAAATATTTTGGTCTTAACAGCATATTATATCCTCCTTATGTTTTACCAATTCGACATACTCATATGCCAATCATCGTATCCATTGTATTGTGTATCAAATCAATGTTTGTTTGGATTTCAAACCGTTCATCTTCTGTTGTTGTATAGGCAATACCGATACATTCAAGGTTTGAAAAGTCAACATTCTCTGTTCCATATTCTTCTTCGCAAAAATCAGTTATCAACCGTTTTGCATCGTCAATTGTATATTGTCTCATTTTGTATTCTCCTTTATTATATCATAATATCAACAATATTTCAAGTGAAACTCGCTAATATTTTATTATTTTCCACAATGTTAAGCCAATCTATCGGTTCTTTTGTTCTCCTGTTTGTGAGTAAACCTTTTCTCAGCAAGGGCAATAATGTATTGAGATGAGTTTTGGCTTCGATATATGTTCCAAACAATCCGTAGGGTACATATGTGTCAGCATCTTCATTATAACCATTAACACTAAACATGCTCTCTATCTTGTCCACTTTACACACTCCTTTTTCTTTATCGGCATTAAAATGCCGTCACCTCTATCTGAAGAAAAGTATATTGGACTTGTTTCCCACTTATCCTCATTTGCTTTAGCTGTCAAATTCTGCCAACCTAAAGTCTTATAGATAAGCAGCAGATATTCAGCATTGACCATAGGCGATCTTTCTCCAAAATCATAAGCAATAGGTTCATGATTTCTGCCTTTATATCTTTCAGGTTCATCATCTTTAGCGTTCTGTATGTAATCCTTTAAGTATTCCAAACTTAACAAATCTAACTGTTCAGTGTTTTGACAAGCCGACAAGAACAAATTATCAACATTGCCGAACGGAATCTTTGCTTCTGGAACAGGTAAATGCTCATTTAATCTTAACGCAATACATTCTGATATAATAATCTGTCGGTCTTGCTTGTCATAAAAACAACCTGCATAATCTTTTCTCACTGCCGATGTTAGTTTAATAATCTTATTAGCTGCACTTGTAGCACTTCTCAATTCTGTTTTGGTCATTATTACACACTCCTTTTCAATTCTTTAATCACTCTCTCCAACATTCGTAGGCTTGTCTTGCGGCGGTTTCGTTGATTTCATAGTATTTCATTTTATTACCTCCGTTGAAAATTTTCGCCTATAAAGGCTTTTAACTCATTAAAATATCGGTTTTATTTTTAGTCGTCATCTTCTGTACATTCATTGAATTCAGCATACAATGTACTTATATACAGCTAAATAAATATCATAAATTTTATTTTGACACCATGCCATCTCTTCATATACATCTTTCATATCATAAGGTGCTCCATTGCTTCCGTGCCCATCTGAATCTAACCAAAGATATGTTTCATAAGATACATCAAAATTATCGTAATAATCATAAATATTATTACAGAAACATTCAATGTTATTTCCTTTTTCAATTGATAAACTACAATCCTGTCCTTCAGGTGAGAAAAAAGATAACTCCACATACGCACTTTTGTCATCTTCAGCTATTGTTATATCATCGCTTATAAGAATATCAATTAACTTATCTGGTAATTTATACATACTTTATTCCTCCTTGTTATGCTCTATTTCTAATATTCGTTCACCTAATGTTTCATAATCCCTATCTCTCTTTTTTTGAAGTATAGTGCGATTTGTGTACACACACATTGCAGTTCATTTCAATTTCAACTGTATCTTTTGGTATATCAAGTGCTTTGCAAAGTGCAATCCAATCTCTTTCATTTTTAAAATCATCTTTCCATAGCATTAAACTTTTCATATTCAATCATCCACCTCCTCATTATCTTCCTGATAAATAAAATCCAATAAGCTGTCCACAGAACAATCGAACAACTCAGCAAAAGCTTCCAAAATAATATTTTCCGCTTTCTCGTCATCACGATGCCTATTCAATAAATCGTTGCACACTCCAATAGCGTCATCTACATCAAGACTTATTTTCTCTTTAAATTCACCATAGTCCATTACTTTCTCTCCTTAATTTCTTAATATAATGTTATATAAACAAGTTCGAGTTATAATCTCTGTTTGCCGTAATCAAATCATTATTATATAATTAATGCCATCTAAATCCATCTGAACCTTACAGTCTTGTTTCTTAAACCAATTTGCAACTTCTGGTGAGATTGTTCTCCCTACACCTAATTGCACCAAATCGTGCCAAATATATGGTATAGTTTCATATTGTACTAAAGTTAATTTATTTTTTCTCATATCCACAGCATTATCAATTGATTTCCATTTTATAAAGATTGCTTCTGTTTTTTTATTAGCTCTATACTTTTTGCCGTCATACCATTTATATAACATTTTTGCACCTCATTTATGAATATAACTATTAAACAATCTTAAAAGTAATTACTTACAGATACACTTTACGCAACTCCATATCTGATAATCCGATTGTTCCATCAAGAAGATTGCATAACATATTATATTGCTCATTCTCATTAGTAGCATTGTTTGAAACGAAATCAAGAATATTACTAATCAGTCGATAACTCTCACCAGTTATATTGAAGTTTTCTTCAATGTATAACAAAAACTCTGATTTATTCATTTATATTTCTCCTTAAAAGTGCCGTTTTAATCTTCTCTGAATATATATTCAAGTTCTTTATATCCAACCGGAATATTATCTTCAACGGATATTGTACACCAAGCCCAACCGCCAACTTGATCTTTATTGATGCCATAATAATCTCCACCGCCCAAACCGTTGCCTACGGCTGTCAATAATGGCAATGGATGTAAAATCCAATCATTATTATTGCATCTTGCTTTATACTTGTCACAATCGAGATATGCTCCTATTGTATGATTAACAAGATACTTGCCGTCAAGATACATTTCATCCTGATGTATGCTGTGCTTTTCAACCTCATCTCCCCAAGCAAACTCAAAGAGTATCGGATTGATTTCTTCTGTACATTCCGTTTGAGAATAATCACCTATCCACGCCACTTGACATGGATTTTTATATAACAATTTTGTAATTGAAGAAACAAATGGATTATACCACCACGAATGTTCTGTCAATTTTGCCATTGTATATTTGCCGTCAACTTCTCTGTTGTATGCGATTATTGTATTCTTATTCTTAATTACAACATTATAGTACTGTCCCATAATCAAACCTCCTGTACATCTACAATTGTTTCCAGCACTTTATACAATACTCTGTATCCTTCTGGATTATATAAATTTTTAGCTGTTGCTAATAATCCGAGCAAACCGTCTTTACAGCCATTTATAACTTCTGTTGTAGGATTATCATATGCTAAATTACATAGTGCTTCAGCTATTTCTTCAGGATAGAATTCTGTTAAATCCATAATTAAACCTCCCTATACATTTTCTTTGCGGTTGGTACGCCATACTCTTGAACAAGATTCCAAAGCACATCCAACCCTTGTATATCTATATGCAAAATTTCTGTCGAATCTACAACACCTTGCAACCAAGCTTGTGCTGTTTCATCTGCAATATTCATGAATTTCCTATATATCGTTTTGCCAGTATCAGATTCTAAAAGAACAGGTAAATTTTTAAAGTAATATGCATCAAGTAAAAGCATAATTAACCTCCCTAAGCCACCATATACACAATATAATTCTTATAGAATTTGTCGTCAAAGTCATCATATACTTCTGTTCTCTGAATTAAGAAATGAAAACCATATGTATTTGTGTAACTGAAATATTTTTTCGTTCCAGTCTGATTAAAGCCAAGGCGACTACCATCACTAAACACAATATAATTACTATGTTCTTCTGTTACGGTTCTGCGTTTGACAATTTTGTTAATGGTCGTAATTCGTTCCATAGCGTTAATGCATGTTCCATCGCTATAGTAGAATCCACTATCAACTAAAATGGTTTCATTATTTGACAGAGTTTCAATAAACTCCTTTTTAGTTATTTGAGTCATAGTTAAATCTCCTTCAGTTCTCTCTCTAACTCGGCAATGTTTGCTTTAATTTCTGCAATATCATTGATTAAAGAATTGTAATCGTCTTTGTAAGATTCTATCCAAATTCTCTCACGCTCGATTTCTGAAACATCTTCACAATCGGTGTTATAATCTTCATCTAAAGCTTTTAAGTCATCTTCTAAATCAGCAAGCTCTAATTTAGCTTCTTCGATTTCAGATTCAATCTCCGATTCTGTTTGTAAACCCACCCATTCATAAACCGTTTCTGAGTCAAACCACAATAAATCATTTAACTCTGTTTCATTAATTCCTTCAGGGTAGTTTTCTTCAAGAACACTTTCCAATTCCCCACACTTGCCTTCACGGCGTATTCTGTCAAGAGTGTTAGCTGCTCCGCTCCAAGCTTCAAATGTGTTTAAATCCAATTCACTATATATTCTCATTTTTTTAACACTCCTCTTCGTGCCAATGTAATCCTCTTGCTTCGTAAAGAGGTATCCAGTGTGCTTCGTAAAAATCATATCCTGCTCCATCAATGCCAAAGAAATACCCGAACTCTCCTGAGTAAAAAATTCTGAAACCACATTCTGACATTAATTTAATGCCGTCATGGTCTGACAACCATTCATCATCCAGACTATCGCCAAACGACCACATCGCTCCCCACATCGGCAATAAGTCATACCTTTCAACCTCAAAATCAGAAATACTTAAAGTGATTTCTGTTCCATCGTCAAGGTTAATTGTATAATCATTATTATCAATATCGACTACCTCTCCATATGTTTCCGAATCAAAGCAATACACTCTATCGCATACACGAGGCGTTGTAACCTCCTGCCAGTCATCAATATCTATTGACATAAGTTTTTCAATAATGCCTCTGTCAATAGCATTAAATTCTCTTACCCATTCATGAGCTGCATCTGATTTTGTAATTATTTTCCGTAACATTATAATTCCTCCTTAAACTGTTCTTTCAATTCGTCAACAACTACATTTATCGTATGCCTGAGTACATAACATCTAATCACTACATCAATTTTTTCAAAATCAAGAGTATCACCATATATGTAACTGCTCAAATTATCTTCAAAATTATCAAGAGCTTCAGAAAATAAATCCCAATTATTATTAACATTTTCTTCAGCTTTTACTCTGTTCATTGTATAACTTCCAGAACCATTACCTGTAACTGAATCTTCAGAAAACAAATCATCATGAAGTATTTCCTTAAACTTCTCTTCATCATTTCTGAGATTTGTTACAATCTGTTCATTACTATAATTATCAAAAATAGCTGTTACAATATCATCGTGTACAGCTTCATAATAATTGTAATTGCTCATCTGTATTTCCTCCTTAATATCAATGAAATATTAGTTGTATTACCATTTAATGTTCCCGACTTTAATATAACTATTTTCATACATCATTTCAGCCGTGTCAGATACCTTTATATCTTCCAAAGTGCAATGCTCGGACTCTACCTGCTCGAATTGCCCCCGCAAGCCCTCACCAAAAGCAATAGCACATCTTTTATTTACAACTTCCTTTTTGTCTCCCAGATATTTCGTCCGATGTCCTTTTGCGTGATACTTCACAACAAACATTTTGATTATTCCTCCTCGATAATTTCTAACCCCTACATTCCCACTCCCATTCCGTTTCTCTAAACTTCTTCATAAACTCATCAAAAGAAAGATTTTTCCAGTCATTGATTGTTTTCTTCTTCCATCTACATTTTGCTCTGTTGAATTTGAAAGCCGTCAAGCCAGATGTTCCGAAGGATACAAAGCAACTGCTTGATATATCCATATCTTCTTTGTATATGCTATTCTTTAACCTTTCTCTATACCTTTCGTAGTTTTGTTTTAGGATTTCAATATCTCTGTTGTTCATATTTTCATCCCTTACTGTTCATACACATTGTACTTCAAAATTGCATTTCCTCTAACCTGATTATCAAGGATTTTTCCGTTGTAATTATAATACTTGCCTTTTACGGGTTCATAACCAGCAAGCCAAGGGCAAGGGCATTTCTTGAAATAGTCCTTCTTTTTCCAGTAGGCATTACCGTATGGATTCTGCTTGTAGTAGTCATCCTCGATTTTCTGCCAGTCTGCAAGAATTTTCCTCTCCTGCTCGGTTAAATCCCTTTCGCCTCCCTCATAGATGGTCAAGGATTTTCCGTCATATTCAATTAACTTTGCTGGAGGAAAATCCAAACTGCTGGTCAATCCATCGGCGGTTTCAAGCATAATTTCTACAGTATTTACAGATTGAATCGCTCTGATTCCTCTGTATCTTTCTGGGATTTCTTCTCCTGTTTTTCCATAGCGTTCCACCATTTCAAGTTTGATTTTTCCGCTTGCTGCATCTCGTTTAAAATCTGCAAGTGTTTTCATTTCGTTTCCTCCTTTACTTATTGAAAATTAGTTTGTCATATATATCAAGCCATTCAAAATTTATATTTAATTTTCCGTCACAAACATCCCATTGTTGTAACTCGCTGTTAAGTATTGTAGCTAAGTCCGATTTCGGATTTTCGTCAACATTTTCAATTAAAGTATCAATTTTGCCATCGTAAAAATTTCCTTGTTCTTCATAGTTATAAAGTACAATATTTTCCGTTGTTGTATCTGTTGCCATTTCTAAAAATTCTCTGATTGTCATTCTATTATTCCTCCAATACATAGCCCTGATGGCAATATCCTATTACTTCCGATAGATAGTCTGATATTTCGTCCTCGTCTGTCATTCCTTCAGGTATATCAATTTCTGTCGGCAATTCTCCGTCATCATTATAATCAACATCCCATAATATGTTTGTTGCTTTTAACATTGTTTTGCCTGCAATATTTTAAACTTTCTGACCGTTTCGCCGGTATCACAGCGTATTTTAATTATTTATAAAATTCTTCTTTTATATGTACTTTCTGCGTGTCTAAACTGACAGTAATATCAGGTTTGATTGTATTAAATATAAGTCCTTGCTCTTTACAAAATTCAAAACATTTGTTATAAATATAAACTTCATCAAGTTCAATTTCGTCATTGGTTTCTGATTCATCGTAGTAGTCATTTAAAATCCTATCTGCCAACTTAGAAATCTGATTTATTGTAATAGAATCATTAAACTCGAAACTCATCTGGTTAAGCGTGCCACAATCACAATCCCATTTTTCAAAACAAATAATTTTACTCATTTACAACACCTCATTCTTTTGTTTGCACCAAAAGCAATAATCACCACAGTCATACACAAAACGAACAACATTACCTCTTTTGTGAGACACAATGCCGTTGATGTCACATGGATATTCCCAAGTGTTGTAGTTATGAAACCTCTCTTGCATAATACAAGCAATTAGAGCTTGCTTTGCCGATAGTGCAAATGTGTGTTTGTTTACTGTACCATCGTTCAATATCTTGTAAACATCTGTCATATTCATTCCTCCGTATCTAATGAATCTTCATACTCATCAAGAACCTCAGATACTGCTCTTTCTACAACATAACATCTTACTATGCCATCTGCATATGCCGGTTGTCCTGTCAATGTCTGTTCAAAATCTAAACCAAACACATTCACTGCCTTGAATAGCAAATCAAAATTGTGACACAAATGTTCTTCGGCTGTCCAATTTTCAATGTCTGCGAACTTTTTATTTGCTTGCACTAACAAAGGATTCATATATTCAGTTAGTACCCCATTACCAATTATCTCTTCTTTTTCGTCTCTGCTTATGTATTCCAGAATTTTTATATTATCTCTAATATAACTTCTGACATTTTCTTTAACTGCTTCGACATAATTGTATTTCTCCATAGATGTCTCCTTACAACAAAAACAGCGAAGATTTTTGTCTTCGCTGTTCTATTTCTTATTCATTTGTAAATGCTTCATTATACTGACGCATAAATTCAAGCTCCATCTGTTGAGTTTTGCTTGTTGCTCCTAATTGTGTATAATCTTTCGCAATAATATTGTTCTTATACACCCCGAAAAAATTCATATTACAATAATCAGAATTTATATCAGTGTGATCGTAATTATAGCTATCTGCATAATAATACGCATAATCAGCAATCACATGAACAATTTTACTATTTTTCTCCCAAGGTGAAGATTTAAGACTCACATTAATATAAATATCATTGTTTGTGACTTCCCAATGACAATCAGGAAATCTCTGAACCAGATGACTTCGTATTCTATTAGATATTAGTAAATTATTATGTATATGATATTTTTGATAATTGTCTGGTATACTATCAATTTTAGTTAAAGTAAACATATTTACTTAATTCCTCCTTAGATTTTGGCATTTCTAAATACAGATGGTGGCAGCAAGCAGATGACCTGCTGGAAGCTTGGTCGCTGGGATTGCTGAGGTAATCGTAACCCATCTGTAGCTTTTTCAGTTCAACATCGTGGGTTTGTAAGTCTATTTCAGTAGCGAATCTTGGGTTTGTGTGTTAATTATTGCTCGCTAATGTGGTCGCAACTCAACCTGCTCGCATCACCATCCATTGCATCCTGCCAGATGAGTCTTCTGCTCCTAACCTTTCTAATACTTTACTTTAAGTAAAGCAGTCTTTCGACAATGCAAATGCCAAAGGGAGAGTACGCTCTCCCTTGTTTCAAATTCTTATATGTATTTACGATTTACAATCCAGCCTGTTCAGCTTTATATTTAGCAATCATATCTTGTGCTTTTTTAATGGCGTGTTTTTCGTCTGGAGCGTAAACATATACACGGCAAATTTTACCTTCTCTATTTTTCATGATTTCCTTTTCGTTGTATTCACTTATTTCTGCTGTATTGCTAACAGGATTATACGCCCAACAGTAGTTGTCTTTACCGTTTTCTCCATCTTCATATACTTCAATACAAGCCTCCCCCCCAATTATCAGAGTAAGCTTCTTTGTATCGTTTTGCTTTTTCATAATCGGCTGTTACATTACAAATATGATAGTCTGAATAACATCCTTTTGTAATAATATAAATTTTCACACTTTCACCTCTTTGGTTAATTACGCAATATCTGTTTTTATCTGCTTATTTTACTGCTATAAATGCAATTATTGAAGGATAAAAACGGAAATCACGGTTTTAGCTGTAAAACTATACTTTTATTGTTTCCAAACTTTCTAAAAACTGCTTCATAAAAATGTTATAATCTTCGACTCGCTTATTTTCTCTGTCTAAATCCGATTTAGCTTGCCGTATTTCATCCTTTAACGACTTCAAAAAGTTTTTCTTATATTCTTTGACACTTTCTGGAGTATCGTCAAATGTCTTGTTTATAATTCGCATATAATAATCATAGTCCTGATCTGTACTTATACACATGTCAATCTGATTTAGCGCAAATATCTTAATGTTTTCATGCAGGTTAGTCGGTGGTTTCCATTTCTCCACTTCTTGTTTGATGCGTTGATACACTTTATCTGTTGCAATCATCTCATTCAAACACTGTTTGGCTCTATCTATACATGAATCATGTTCTGTACGCATATATTTAGCAAACTCTGTATCTGTCATTTGAGAAAATTTCTTATATTTCTCTACAGATTCTTCATAATGTTTTTGATAAAAGTTACCGGGTGTGAAATGCGTTGGTATAGGTGTTTCCAACCCTTTATCTCTGCTTATTTTTGCTGCTAAACCAAAATTGCGAGAACAGAGTAAAAGAAAATCTTTTCCTGTTGTTATTGTTCCATTTTCAATAAAAGATGTAAATCCTGTTGGCATATTTAAAACTCCTCTTTTATTTGCTTTTCTTTTCGTCTGAATGAACGATTCAAGTATCTTTTACACCAAGCAAGATGTTTATTTGTATGACAAACATATCGTTTATCACGCACATCTTCTTGAAACCATTTACCTTTATCATTCACCCTCTTGTGGAGACTTTTCTTCATTGTTGTCATCACCATCTTTTACATATAAGTCGGTGTGAGCAAAAATAAGTGCCATTACAGTAGCTGCAAAACAACCACCAAATATCGCTCCAATGACAAAACATACAAACTGTAACATTATTCCACTCCTTCCTTAACAATTCATTACCTTTGACGCCTCTGTAAAGATTTTTGAAAAACCAGCGGTACAGGTAACTGCGGCTCTTTCAAACTGACGGTCAATAAGCTTGTCGTAATCTGTAACAACACCGCCTACCTGAACCATTTCAAGCGCACAGTTTTTGTCAAGACCGATAATCTTACAACCCTCAAGTTCGGGAGTGTGAAAAAGGCTTGCACCGAGAGGTGTAAATATTCTGCCCGTAGCCTGAAAATCAAGACCTGCGTTTGAATCTTGAACCTGAAAATCAAGACCTGCGTTTGAATCTTGAAGTTGAGAGAGCGAAAGAATCTTCTGCATTTCGAGGGTTGACGCAAGAATTGTGTTGAGTTCATACGGGGCAAGCTCTGTCCAGAGTTTTAAAAGGTCTTCATGTGTAATCTTACCGCCTGTTGCAACATCAAGTGTCCCGGCGGGATTTTCATTTCCGTCACCGTTCACAAGCACATCAATCGCATCTTTAAGCTGTGCTCTTGCAATATATGCGCCAATCTGATTGAGTGTTACGGCAAAGAGGTCAAGACGCTGAAAGCGAAGAACCTCATATGATGCAACAAGCATTCTGCCACGCTTGTGGAGCTTAACAAGATTTTCTCTTGTCTTAACCTCAGTCTGCGGAATCTTTGTATCCTCTCCGACGAGTTTAAGGCTCTTGTCATCCTCACTCGGAACAGATGCAATACTGCGGTAATCCATACCATCAATGTCTGTCACGGTTGCCACAAGATTTGGGAGAATATCCGCTCTCTCCATGCCCTGCATAACGGCTCTGCTCAC